CGAAATCCGAATCTCTGGGTGTAGTCGCTTTCCATTTATCTACGTGAATTCCGTACCTCTTCGCAGAAGTGATACACCTGTCTGCCGCACGTTGAGAAAGATCGTTGTCAAAAATAGTAATTACAAAACTTTTCATTATGTCGTTGTTGTGGATTCGTCTCCACTAACCCTCGTGTAGTATGGGTGTATTACCCTAATCCATGGGAACAGTTCCCGACACATGTATGCGTCATTAGGAAACATTCCATAATCTCTAACTCTATCTAGTAGTTCTTTAGCACCCGCCGGTTCGATGTAGTACGCAGAGTTACCCGCAAGTCCTTGTGGTACAGGATCCTCTCCTGCTTCAACTACTCTTGGTACTGGTTGAATACCACCCAACATTTGACTATGATATTGGTATGGTCTTCGAGTCGCACCACGTGGATCATTCAGTCCTATGACTTTATGTCCCTTGAACGTCTCTAGGTCATCATCGGGTCTACGAATAAACCTTGCATCTGCTTCACATACGATTCTAGGTTCGTCCTTAGTAACACAGTCATCCCACTGCAACATGTGACTGAGTGAACATGCAACCTTTTTCTTTTGGTCTGCAGCCCTGTATGCGAACTTGTATAGTCCTGTTTGTAAATCAAGACCGTTCTGATCTTCGGACACCGGCCAGTTCCATCTGAAATTTGACCGATTGAAGTATTTGAATTCCATCATCGATGAGTCAATGGTATCTGGTACAACCGCATCAACTACAACAGGTGTCAGTCCACTCTTAACGGCGAACAGACTATTGATTAGAAATTTTTCAGTTTGGATCTTAGGGATCCTTATGATGTAGACATTCATATAGACTTGAATAGTTCCTCTACGTTCTCGCCTTGTTCTGGTAACAAGTCTTTCAAAAAGAAGTGCACGAAGTGACACTCTTCAATTTTAGTATTCGCACCGTACAGACCATTCCATTTCCAGTCCATATGTTGTACAGGTACGTCATACTTCTTGAGGAAGTAGTTCAATAAAGTCTGATCAGTAGACCACTTCCATGCACCAATACCATCCACAAAGTCCTTGAACTCCATGCGGTTAATAAATTCTTTTGCAGTATTGTCTTTCAGATACGGTTTGAAGTTTTGACAGTTGATCACCATCATTCCCATGTTCGCAAACTCAAACCCAAGGTTAGTGGGACTGAAGTCTGTCTGGTTCGAGTGAAGTTGTCCATACTGCATACGAGAGTAGGTGACTATCTTCTGTTGGTACGCAGGAGTAATGGGCATCTCCCTTTCGTACACACACCCAAACGCAACGTCTGGATCGATTGCATCAAAGATGTTAGGTGCATCCGGACGAATGTAGATATCCGCATCGATGATTGCGATCTGATCAAACTCATCTAGTAAATTGAACGCATTCTCTTTCTCGTAGATAGGGAGAAACCCACCATGCTTCATCCAACTATCCGTTGAACGATTGCTAGTGAAAGGATCGGGTTTGATCTTGAGAATCCCGTTGCGTTGTACATGTTGCTTCAAGTTGTGCTTCTTAGAATAGTCGCACACACTATCGATGCACTTCTTGTACAATTTACTGTCGCCCTGTCTACCCAGAGCGACCTGATATATTAATCGCCGCATTAGTGAATCTTTTCTATCTGATAGTCAAATGGGGAAACAGTCTTGATTTCAAAACTATTACCGTCCGTCTTCACTCCAACTAAGTGAGTGGGTTTCTTCGTGGTGATCTTCTTCAGATGATAGACACGCTTGGTTGTCTTAGGATCAAACTGCGTTCCACCCTTGTACCAAACGGTTACCACAAACTCTTCAGTGAACCAGTCCAACCATAACTTGCGTAACCAACCCATGATTCAGTCCTTTGAAGTTAATGCAACATACATCATTGTAATTGATGCACATACAGATACCACTAAAATACCAGCTAAAACAGTTTCCATGTTATCTCCTACTATATTTACTTCTACCCTCGTTCAGTAGTTTGAACTTGGATAGTTTCTTCTTCCTCTTTAATTTAGAGTTTTCTGAATTCCTGATTTCGTTCGGTTTGACATGGAACTGTCTCTTCCTACACTCTGTCACGATTCCCGCTCTATTTACTGCACGAGACCATCTTCTTAACATCTTGTCAAACGATTCCTCGTACTTCCCTTTATATCCAACTCTTTTTGGTTCTACTCTTGGCATGTTCCTCCTAGTTAAAGTGCATTAATATCTCTATAATCATTGAGATCGAACGCAGTGCCGATCATCTTATGGAGATCTCTATTATGATTAGTATACACTAAAACTTCGGGATCGTCAAGCAAAAAGTCACAACTTTTACAATAGTCTGGATAATTCTTAGTTCTGTGTCCCTCTCTTAGTGCAGAGTATTCAGGGCCACGAATGATTTCTTCTATGGTATTGACTGACGTATGACCAAGTACAGCTTCTTCATCACGCCCCAAGACTTGACAACAAGGATGAACAGCACCACGGTGACCGTCCATTCCGCCAGCACGTATAACAACGTCTGGACTAAAAGGTCTTCCACAAGTTTTTACCTCTCCCTTTCTGGCGTTCTTGCCGATATCCCATGCACCAGACCAGTTATGCATTTTCCATATCTCAGTCTTAACACCTAGTTCCTCGACCAACGCTTTGTATTGTTCTAATTCTTCTTCTATATTATCGTTATCAGTTATGAGATGATACGTCTCTACAACACAATCAGATCCAGACTCCTTGACATACGCAACCATCTCTTCGATGTTCTTCTTGATCAAATGATAGTTACTACCTCTTGTGTTGTGCATCCATTTGTCATAGAGTTCTGGGGTGGGGCCAATGAAAGAGAATCTAAAAAAGTCTAGTCCTGCATCAACACAATCTCTCATGAACTGACCCTGCATCTTGAATCCGTTCGAGAAGATGACCGCCTGTGCATTGTACTTCTTTACGATCTTGATGTATTCGGGTAGGTTACGATTGATCGTTGCCTCACCAGAACCATCTAGGTTAACTACTCGCAGTCCGTGTTGTGCACAGTCTGCAACGTTATCCTCGAAGTCCAATAGGTTCATCTTACCTATAAAGTTCTTGTGTCTTCCTCCAGTTCGTTTGTCCTGTGGACACATTGTACAATCGAAATTACATCCCCCTTGTATTTCGATAACTGCTCTATCTATCTTGATAGAATTGTCTACACCTTTGCTCATATTCTATTGCTCGTTTTTTACTTGAACCTAACATCTCAGATAGGTTGTTCATCCAGTAATATATATTACGTGGGTTATCCTCATCTGCGTCAGTCTTAACGCAGTGTGGTGTATGGTAATTAGTAATACCTTCTGTACTCAAAATTACCATCGGTGTTTGAAAGTTACGGGCAATGTAATGCCACATACCATCATAACACACTACTTGTCTACACGTTGATATGTGATAGAACGCTTCTGATATAGGTGTTCTATATGTCAGTTCAACGGTATATAATCCTGCCTGACGCATTAAGCTTATTATATCATCCCATTGCTCATGTGTCAAGACCCTTTTCCAAGTTCTTGGTTGTTCTGCATTGAAGGTAGGTCTCCAGACTACTACCTTTCTTTTGTCTATTACTCTAGGGACATCTCGAAAGATCCAGTCGGGGAATGGTGCGTTACCACCCTCTCTATCGTCGTATACCCCTGACTGAAAAAAATATCTGTTTTTATGACCACGATTGATTGCTGCTATACGTAAGGTTCCATCCTCCTCTCTTACGAAGTCATCTTCAAATTTCCAATCACTGTATCGTGTAGTTTGTCCATATACATGCTTCACTTGAACATCATCTTTTCTATGATAGAAATTGTGCATGTACTCCAATCGTTCTATGATTGTTTCCGGATCTTCGAAGTGGTGTAGGTGATGCTCGTCGTGTTCCCAGTGAAACTCCAGTACTACTTTCTTCTTGTATTCATAACAATAGTTATGGACACAGTTAAGTGCCCACATGAAGTCACCTACACCAGGCGTACCTCTCCAAGTTACATATTCCATTCATCACCTTATACACTGGTTATCAACACTACGGTTCCTCCGATAATAAACGCAGAAACTATCAACGCCGCCAGTATTGCAATACCATCTTCAAATGCCGCTTTACGATCCGCAGCTTCTTTTGCCGCTTGGATCCTCCGTTGACGTATCACACGTCTCTCTTTCATCATCTCATCGTAGAAGTCTGATTGTCCGGAATAGATTAAGAACTCCTTGAGTTCCTGTTCCATTTGTACAATTTTACGTCGAGCAGCAGTCACTTGTAGTGCTTCTGCTTCGACACTGTTACCGGCAAACAACTTCTTTACTCTTGAGTGTGTTCCACCTTTTATCGCTTCCTCAGATATCTGCTCTTTTGCGTCAAAGAATCGGGCGAAATAGTTATATAGGTCTTCTGCTTCTCGACCTGACTCTACCGCCTTTTTAATCATGTTAAATGCAGATCCGGCAAGCGACAATGCCGCTCCGATCTCTACCATGATTATTTACCTACTTTTTACCTGACCATGCTTGAGCACCAAAGAACGCTGCTACGATACCTGCAACTGCAATGAAGTAAACTCCTGCCATGTCACCCAGTATGTCTGCCGCTTTCTCTAGACCTGTTAAATTTGCACCCACCACGAGTACGGGATACAATAACATACCCCACAGCGAGAACCATGCCATGGAACGCTGTGCGTCACGCATTGCATCTGCGTCTTCGAGTTCTTTACGTTTAAACTCCAAGTACATCGCCTCTTCTTCTTTAGAGACTTTACCGTCTCCGTTTGTGTCAGCAGGGTGGTGTCCCGCTGCCTTGATCTCTTCTTCTGACATATTGAATATCCTTTGTAGTTTTGATTATACTATTCATTATGTAAAAGACTGCCTGACATATTCAAATTGAATCCTATAACAATTTTGTGTCCTTGGCAGTTTGGCCCTCTGTGTGGTAACATTGATGGAAAAACCACCAAGTCACCTATGTGCAAAACCATGTCTGCAAACCCCATCAACTGTGTTGAGTTCTCTGGTAACCCATGAACATGCAACACTGCAGACAAATTCGTTCCCTCATGTGTATGCCACTCAAAGTTGTTCCCCTCGTTGTACTCGGCAAACCACATACTTTCAACCTTAATCCTAGAACATTGCCATTGGTTAGCATAGTTCGTAAGGGCAGGTTGTATTAATTTAATAGCCTCATCCCAATACGGTGGTCTATAATTAATACCTTCCTTCCATGGAAGTTTGTAATCAGAGAATTGCATGTTCGCAAATGAACAATCATGCTCTGACTTCACCTTCATCATTTCCTCTATCAGATGTTCCTTGAATGCAAAGAACTCTCTTGGTGGAAATGTATAACGTTTAATAAACTGATTCAAAATACTTTAACACCGTATTTATTTTCAAACAATTCAGCATCATGTTCGTCGTTGACCATAGGTCTTCCACGAATGTTCAAACTGGTATTTAGTAACATCGGAACCCCTGTACGTTCGTAGTATTCCTCAATTACCTTCCTAAAGACCGATTCACAGTCCTGACGGACTATTTGTACTCGTGCAGTTCCATCTACGTGAGTAACCGAATCATAGTCATGAAGTGCCTTTGACGTGTACTGCATGTACTCGTTCATTGGCCCCTCGAAGTATTTATACGCATATTCTTCTAGAACTGCAGGTGCAAAGGGACGATATTTTTGTCTGCGTTTGATCTCATTCACAGTGTCCTGTACATCATAACGTACATCTGCGATCAGAGATCTATTACCCAGTGCACGTGGCCCGAACTCTGCCCTACCGTTCGCCAGACCGCATACTTTGTGTTCTAAGAGATGATCTACTACATGACGTGGGTTTACTTCTCTTTCTATGTTGTAACCAAGATAAGGTGTCCAGATCAATTGATCTTGAGGAGTATACTCCGACCAAGACAGTGCGGCAGCACCCAGAGAAGATCCTGCGTCTGTAGGTGAGATTGCAATGTGAACGTCTTCGAACAATTCGAAGAGTCTTGAATTGATAACAACATTTTGTGCACATCCACCAGAGTAGACCAGTTTCTTACCGTGCAGTGATGCAGTTTTCATGATCTGCATAATTGCATATTCTGCGAACTTTTGTACCCCTGCCGCAAAGTCTTCTTTACTGTATTTCGTAACGAAGACTTTTAACATGGAACGAAGGTTCTCATACTCCGGATTACCTTTATCGGGAAAGTCAATCTTCTGCTTCTTTTCAATACGAGGATTAATGTCACCTGTGTGTTCCCACCAGTTGACTAATTTACCCCATATCTCTTCAGGCGGTTCTCCATAAGAGGATAGTCCCATAACAACATATTCATCTTCAAGTGGACGTAAACCTAATAGACGTGTTGCGGTAGTGTACACCAACCCTACTGATTTAGGGTAGTGCCATTCTTTGATTAGATTGAAGTTGTGGTCATAGATGGTTGCAGTCTGAAACTCACCTACACCATCAATAGACACCATGACAGTGGTATCACGGTCTTTCCATGGACGGGTAAAGAATGCGGATGCACAATGACTCTTATGATGTTCATAACTGGCATCATAATAGATACTATCATAGACAGGGATCTGTTCGTGTGCGGCAATAGAATTGCCTGTGTGTAGGGTATTCTTAGTTTGATCCTTTCTATAGGTCTTCTTCCACTCTACGTTTTCGTAGAATGAGAAGTGATCATCATTAGTAGTATAATCCCAGAGATCTTCTGGAATCAACGGATCATTTTTCTTCTTAGTAAATCTCTCTGCATGAGAGGCAAACTCTATCGTACCGTCCGAATTGACAATAGATAAAGCTGCATCGTGATAGTATTCACTAAACCCAACGTACCTCATAAAAACTCCACTTAGTTAGTGAAGTTATTTATCCAGTAATTATCTCGTAGAGTTCTTTCCAGTTCTTGACTCTAGGGATACCGTGATCTCCTGTATTGAAGTCGTGTGCAATCAAGTGTGAATTGAGACCCAAGTTCTTACCAACTGTTGCGTTCTCAATTTTATCTTCGATCCAGTAACAACCCGTACCTTCGTACTCTTTGAGGATCTCATCCTTGTCTGCACCAGTATCTAGGTACACATATCTCTCGAACGCAGTCTTACCGAATAACTCTCCAAGGTTCTTACATCTTAGATATTGTGCATACTGGTCATTACTAAGACTGGTGATTGCGTGAAACACGTAACCATGTTCTTCATGAAGTTTCTTAATATACTTCATTGAGTCTCTGAGAGGTGGTATCTTTCTGATCCATGCACTCTCGTTGAACAACCTTACAAGTCTTTTTGCGTAGGGTCTTTCCAACCCATATTGATCCGCAACATCATAGACACTATCGTCCACGATCTTGTAACCTTGTCTGTGCATCCACCCTCTCCAAGAGTGTTGCCAGTCTAGGACTACACCATCGCAGTCCGTAAGTATTACTTTTTCTTTCATCATATAGGTAACTCCATTTGTTTAGTATGACCTGCAATGGTGTCAGAGATGTTCTTCAGAACAATCTCTTTCTGTGCATCCCCTGCAAGTGCCCACTCTAGATGGGTCTTCAAAATTCCATAACAGTACGCATAGTTCTTCGTACCGTTACCTTCCAGTGAATGAGTCTTTGACTCTTCTTCGATTATTTCAAAATACTGATCTAAGCACATAACGTCAATCCTGCATCAAGTTTCTCTGCAATCTCTATGATTGCTTTGGTGTGTTCCTCTCTGTAAGCAACCCATTCATGGTACTGACCAATCGGGTATTTTGCAGGAGGGGTTATTCCAGTAACATCGTTACTAGTCTCAAACTCTTCATAGTTTGAATACGGGTAGATGGCAAAGGTATCTGCCTTATCCTTGTGAACAAAGTCTTTAGGTCTGTCGTAACCAACCTTACTGTTTCCTCTGTACCTGACAGTGAACAATCTAGTCCTCATTAGTTCTTGGACTTTAGGGTGGTTTCTGTATTCCATTGGAATACCCTTGTAGAGACCTGACTCATAGTCGGGACATCTATAATCTTCTAATATCAAATTTTTCATAATTAACCTCACTTTTCTCAATTACATGTTAATTATACATGTTTTTGAAACAAGTGTCAAGGGTTTTTTGAAAAAAAGTATACATTTTTTATATATAATTATGTGTCACAAAAGTGTCACATTCCCCGTCGAGATGACGATAGTAGCGTTGTGAAACGCCAAGGAGAGATCCCATGAAAAAAATAGTAGCCATACTGGCATTACTTATAGCAGTACCCTCCCATGCAGTCGAGATCAAAGCAAAGACCTCGGACGATAAACGATTAAAAATCGTAACTAACTGTTTCCATTCTATCACAAAAGACACCAAGATGTCAATGCGTCCTCTTGGAAAACTTCGTGTGAACGGAAAGGTGGTTCTCGTTATTGATGGTGAGAGAATGGTGTGTAGGATAAAACAGGTGACTAAGCAAGTATCTTAAACCTACCTTCTTCGGCATGGCGTAACATATCGATTTTCCAACCACCACCAGTGTAGTGACACATCTTTGCCTTCTCAAAGAACTCATCTTCAGTGGCATAATGGGGAGAGTCGTTCCATGTCTGATCCAGTGCTTCGGTGTTTAAATCGAAGTCATGTTTGACCAACTGTCCAGAGATGTACGGTTGGTCATTCATTACCGACATATGGAACTCTGGTTTTGCGTAGAACCATTCTGTCCAATCCATGAATACCTCACGTGCACGTAGACGTGCCTCACGTGTCCATACGACAATACCTGTATTCAGGACAGTTAACTTAGATGGTCTACTAGGTGGTAGTGATGGGACAATAGGAATGTCGTGCATAGAGAACTTTGCAACAAAGTCTTGGTATGTCTTTTCCTTGTAGTCCCAAGAGTTATACCCACCACCATTCGATGTGACGATATCACTCTCAAGTACACCAAAGACATCTCCGTCTTCACACAGATCAAAGATGTTCTCTTCGGTGTTTACTACAATGTCGGTATCGGCAAATAACACCTTGTCATACTGGTCAAACATAGGATCATAGATAACCCTCAAACACTCAAACAAAAGAGCGTTTGCATGGTCATGTCCTGCAGTGTACACTTGCTCATCTGAGTAGAAGTACTCTGCATCAATGATATCGGCATACTCTAGAAAGGAACGTCGAGATAAATCTGCTACCTCACGATAGACTTGACTTCTCTGTCTTCCTTCAATCTCTCCCCTTTCGTCTACATTAGGGTTGAGTACCATGTATTGAAATATCGCATTTCTCATTGACAATCCTTTTATCACGGGATCTATTGTAATCAGATCCTCTCATTTTATACCCAGAATCAAACTTGGTTCGATTCTTATGACTGTTACGTTTCTTGTTTCTTGAATCGTGACGGGTGTATTTCGCCATATATTTAGACGTTAACTAACGTTCTCCAATCTAACCATTAACCGTTCTGCACGGTTAGTTACCTGCCTGTGCCAGCGTGAATCACGTCCTTCCACGGCAGCCCTTTTCCAGTCACCCTCTTCGAGAGCGGCACGGAAATTCTTGAAACCACCCAGACGGGTGCGTCCCATGTTAAACATCATGTTGACCAATACCTGCTGGACTTCATCGGGCCATCCTTCAAACGTTGAATCTCCGAATAAAGCATTGCACTCTGATATTGCAAGGTCAAGGTCGAGTTCGAAACACTCTCTGACTCTATCTTCTGATACGGGCGTTCCAACTGGTTCTCCGTGTTCAGGATCCGATTCAAGCACCAAGTGCCCGACTCCGAAAGTTTCATATCCAAGATGATCTTTGTATACTTCATATACAACCCCCTCATCTATCTTGAGCTGTTCAAATACTGCTTCTCTGTTCATTTTTATATGTTCCTATAATTGAGTTTTTGTTTCTTATATTTAGCAATTATGCTACCGTAAGTAGATACGTCCGAATGATTTAGTACAGGTGGGTCGCCTGAGTATACACGATTCAAATCGTATCCTAGTTGACTGTACCAACCCATATGCCAACCACTCTGACTCTCTGGTTTCTTTCTTAGTTTGATCCTGTCAGAAGTAAACTCTGCACACCAAGTAATCATGTCAACTTCGTCATAGTCTTTACTAGGATGAACCCATACTTGTTGGAAAGTCTTGTCTTGACGATTTTTTGAGTCCTCTTCGAATAGTTTTTTCTTAGCTTTATCACTTATGTTGTCTACCAGTGATTGTATGTCAACATTGTCTGGTAAGACTCCATGTTTTCTCCACACGAAATCATAGAATCCTATGGTTGCCCGATCAATTATATTTTTTGATCTGAAACTATATCCCCACTTTTTAGGATTCGATTCTATCTCTGATACAGCGTCAATCCCATCGTGACCTACATGCTGTGATATGTATAACGAATGTATAGTTACCTGATTCTTCCAATATCTATTCAACCAATCTGCAGTGTTATCCAAAGTCTCAAACGTCTCGTGAGGTAATCCTGCTATCATTGACAGGGTTCCGTTATAGTGGTTGCCTGGCAACTTGTTCTTACGGAAGTATTCCTCTCCTTGTAGAAGACCTTCTTGTATGATCAGAGGCGACATACCTTTCCGTATTGATTTAGCAGAAGCGTGATTGAAAGACTCAAGACCCATTGAATGACTTGTGAATCCCATGGTGATCATGTTGTCCCAGTCTTCTCTGGATCGTTTTACAAACAAGTCTCCTCGAATGAATCCATGAAACTGTGGTTGAAAGTCTAGTCGTTTAGTTGCGTTTGCAAACTTCTCAATTTTTTCTGATCTATCGTTGCATGTCTCATCCGCCAATAGGTAACGAGTTACTCCCCACTTGTCATAGTTCTCCCTGAGTTCTTCTTCGAAGTCTTCCGCATCTCTTGTGTGATCACCCTTGACTCCCAGTGGAGCGTAGTCGCAGAACGAACATTTAAACATACACCCTCTTGACAGTTCTGTGGTCAACACTTCATTCGATCTTATAAAGTCCCTCTCTTCGTATGAAGTCTTTGCCTTCCTATGCGGATAGGCAGGATAGTCTCTAAAACAGTCAATGATTGTATACTCACGATGCAGTGATCCATCTATTGATTGAAAAGGATTGAACACCCTTTTTACTTTAGGTTCAGGTGCATCACCTGCAAGATAATCGCACAGTGCAACAATCCCATGTTCACCATTACCGATACAATAGTAGTCAACGTTTTTGTGTCGTATCACATTGACCAGTTTGTTAGCACCCACCACGGTCTTGATGTGGGGATACTTGTTCTTAATATAAGACAGGATCTCGTTTTGTTTCTGAACGATTTCACCTTCACCATGTATTGAGTACGTAAAGAAAGTGCTAAACCCGATCCATTTGGTGTGACTACTCACTCGACTGTCTACAAAGTCTTTGAGTTCTTGCACACCCCATGCACTGAAGAAGTCTAAGACTTCTACGTCCCAGTCTCTTGTCTTCCTTATATGAGATGCAATTCTGTGAGCACCATGACCACGAACCGCAACTTCTATTCCAGTGTATCCTACTGGATACATCACATCTGCTCCAGTTAGGATAAGAGCATGATTCATTTTAGTTGAAACATCTTTATTTCGTTGTACTTGGTTCTACCCACAGTCTTCCAAGAAGGGTAGGGTTCTATGCACTCTACTTCTTTAAAACAATCTACTTTGTCCCATCCAGTTTTTGCCCAGAAATTTTCCATAGCAGGAAACGATGCAATAAGATATCCATTAGGTTTCAGACTCTTTACAATTGCAGGTACACATTCAGCGGTCAACAAACCAAATGCAAATACACCACACATGAAAATTACATCATAGGTCTTAGGTAGTTCACTATAACATATGTCGTGTTGAGTCACACTCTTATAGAACGGACGTGATTGATTACACATGGTTTCGGAGATGTCATACGCATCCCAAGGTGCAACACCATCCGGATAAAGTTCTTTTGCAAGTAGACCACTACCCTGTCCTATCTCAGCAACATCAAGTTCGTCAAGGTTGAGATCCAACCTGTTAACCAACTCTGCCATCTTTACATGACTGGCACTGTAGAATTGTTTGACGTTCTGTTCGTAGGATCCCCAGTTATCATAGAGAGATTGAATCTTCTCCATCTGAGGATGGATGTTCGCCTTCGCCTTTTTCTCCATGTAGGTTTCTTTTGGTAAGGATTGAATTGGAATGTGATTAGAATTTTCTCCGTGCATATTCCAATTAAATCCTATGATAATTTTTCTACCCGTAACAACAGGTGATCTGTGGGGTAACATAGAAGGGAACAGTACCACACTACCTACTGGCAACTGAAGACCACTACCAAATATCTGAGTCGCTTCTTCGGGTCTATTCAGATCAACCGTAATCACTCCAGTTAAATTTGCACCTGTGTGAGTATGTGATGGATAGTCACCACCCTCATTATATGCATGGAACCACATAGATTCGATATTGTAATTCTCGCATCCCCAAGTCCTACAGTAGTCTTTCAGTATAGGGTGGATCCTTTTCTTAACAAGCTTATAGTAAGGTTTTCTTTCTGGACGAAACTGAGACGGAGAGTCGCTGATATCGTAATCAGATTGTGCAGGCCAGTTACTACTAATAGTAACCGTATCTAAAAACTCTTCTCTAAACTCATCGAAGTTCTTTAAGTGGAATACCTGTATATAATTCATCTCATCATTTCTTTGGTCATGATATAGTCACGTACAAAGTCAGACCTCACAATGTCTGCCCAAGTGAATTCTACCATCGTAAATTTTTTCATCAATTCTAATATCGCAGTAAACTGATTTACTCCTGCTTTATCCTGCGTCTTAGTAAAGTCAGACTGGTAGTAATCACCACAGAAGATGATTCTACAATTATGTCCAACACGAGTAATTATACTATCTAGTTCGTGGAATGTCAAGTTCTGCATCTCATCTACGATGATGATTGAGTCACTGATCGTCGTTCCTCGAATGTGTGATGTGGATATGAAATCAATCACTCCGCACTTCGATAGTTTCTCGTATGCACCACGGTCTTCAAACAACTCAGTACATATCTGTCGATATGGCCCCGTGTATGCATCTATCTTTTCTTCGAGTGTGCCTGGCAGAAAACCGATCTCTCGTGTAGGTACGATGGATCTGACAATGGTAACGTTCTCGAAAGTATTGCCCTTGTCAAGGGCATCTTCTAGTGCAAGGTACATTGCAAGAAAGGTCTTACCTGATCCTGCAGTACCAGACATAACTATATGGTTACCTTCGTCCCATGCTTTGAAAACAACTTCCTGAGACATAGTAAGAGGTTCAATCGTCCGGAGATGATCGATCTTTAAAATCTGTGGTTTGGTCATTTGATTAGGTCTTAATCGTATTCCCTCTACCGGATCCTTTTTTGATTCGGTTAAGGTGGTCTTTCCATCCGTCACCTGCCGTACTCAATGTGGATTTACCGGCAGACACAAGAGCAGGGGTGCTCGTAAAGTGTCGGGTTAAATGTGGGTTATCCTTTAAGAAGTTATCGTAGTCTGCGATCTTTACATTCACTTCTATAACTTCATCGGTCTCTTTGTTTTTAAAATCATAAATCGGCATAATATGTCCTTTCCATACGACACCCCGCTGAGCGGGGTGAAGAGATATGGATCACCTACCTTAGTTGAGTCACTGTTTGGTCAACAATTGTTTGATTGAGAAACGCTTGTTTTTTCGTTAATTTGTAAACAAGATCGTCCCGGCCTTTTTTCTTCAACCGTTGGATATAGTGATCCAACTCATGACTATCCCTTTTAAGTCTTTCTAATTGTTTTTCTGACATCAACACCTCATATGCTTGTTAATCGGAATGGTTAGGTTTTTATTAGGTTTGGAAAGGTCTCCTCCGTTAGTTTTTTAGTTAAGTATTTCACTGGTGGTTGCTTATTCACCATTGACAAAACGAGTTCCGCATCTGCGGGATGGATTGCTTCCAACAATCGGATGAACATGTTCTCCCTTTTGTACGCTGGCAGGTTATCGCCGGGCCCGCCTTTCACAAAGTATCCAAACTCTTTGTGTTTTTTCAGTAGGGTAGAGGGAACAGATTCCTCCCGATTAGGAGTGAATGGGGGTTTTCCTTCGGGGAGAAGGAATTGTAGAGAGTCATCAAATGTGCCTCTCAGTATGTCTTTAAATGCAGGAACGTCTGCGTACTTCAATAGTACTTCCTTCCTTTTCGCTTTACTTGTTTGCTGTTCAAATTCGTCAAAGATCTCGAAGACCTGTTTCACAGTATAGTGTACCATATTCTTTCACCTTTAATGTATATAGGGTTTTGAGGTTGTCTAATGTATATATTCCTCAAATAAAATTAAAAAAAACCCACCACCTCGAAAGATGATGGGAAGGGGGGTTCATCAACTATCCATAGGAATCATCACCAATTTTCGTCTAGTCAACTTCCCATTCTATCACTTGATAGTTATTCATTCCGTTCGCTTCTGCATACTCTATCGCAGCTTCCTCACTCTCGAAACACAACTCAGGTAGGAACTCTCCGTTCTCCTCTAAGTAATAAACACAATCATCCACAACACACCTCTAAAAACTCACGCATACCAACTTCGGTAAAAATCCTTTCCTTCTTCCGCAGGACTCGCATATCGAACATCATCGATGTTGATCCCACGACCAGTGATTCGCTTCTTGAACTCTTGTCCAATGAACGCATCTTTGACAGGGACAACACGGTCACACATGAATCCCTCACTACCATCAATACTTTGAAGAGCAATCTCACGAAGGACAACACTCGCACCCTTCTTCTCAACTACTTGGTAGGCATCGACATTAGTCTGTTCCCAACCCCAAGAAGCAACAAAGATATCACCCTCTTTCACACTCTCCTGTGCCTTGACACGGGCAGCAGCACGAGCAATTTTGCGTTCCTCTTTGACTTTCTTCGCACGTTCAATACCCGCAAGAAACTCTTCAAGATACTGGTTCATTCGTTCGAAACTACCGAACACATAGTTGAACTCAATCTTGTAACCCAGACGGGCACGAGGTGAAGGACGCACACACATCGCAACAGGACGTTCCGCATCAACAGTCAACTCAAAACCTTCCGCAGCAAACTTCTCAATAAATTCCATAATCATCTCCAAAACAAAAAGGGGGGGAGAAGCAGTGAACCCCGAAGGTTCCTAGTCGATTGTGACACCAGATCTCCCCAATCAACAAAGACATTATCTCATAGTTATGTCATGGTGTCAACACTTTTTTTAGACTTTTTTGCTATATTAATCACTATTTGACCCACACATGGTTATATCTCTCAGGTAGGTTGTCACAGGTATATGCGTCATCTGGATGATAATTGATCACCTCGACACATTCCCCTGTAGAATTAGACATATGAACATCAGGCATATCGATCACACTCAATAACCCCTGTCCCACCGCAGTGAGGTAAATAGTCCCCACTACAACGACGAAGATCAACGAGAACCACATCTCGTTAACCTCCATTTGGTGTTTATCTTTTCTTATAGGATTCATTATGCCTCCACTCTGTCGTGAATTGCAACCGCACCGTAGAACGAACCACCAAGTAGTTCATCACAAAGTCTTGAGAACCTTGAGTCACTCGTACCCGCATAGTTCCCACCAAACATAGTCCACTTGTCCTTCTTGGACACTGGAATCAGTCTGAGGATCTTTCTTCCACCGATTGGTTCTGCCATCACAAGTTCTGCGGCAGGATAGTCTTCACACGGTTCAAAAGGCCCTTCTGCGTTCACCACAGTGAAACCCTTTGCGTAAGATGACTCACCACCTGCAGTACAGTCCACGTTACCAAGGAACGAATCAGTCCTGTCCTGCTTGTATATGTTTACATGAATTCCCATAATTTACCTCACTTTTCTTAATTACAAGGTAATTATCTCATAATCAAAACAAGATGTCAAGGGTTTTTTGAAAAAAAATTAAACTTTTTTTAGATCATTTTGCTATATGTTTCGAGTGGATTTTGCACCCAATGAACTCGTTATAGTAATCATCTTTTAATAGGACATCCCGTTCAAACTGTTCCTTTGCCTCATAGTAAGAACACTCTCCCTTGGTCTTGCATAGTCTCAGGATCTCACGGTAGTAGTTGTCAACACCTCTTTCCTCTACAAGGGTCTTCAGATCCTCTGAGGATCCGTAGTAGGTCTTCCAATCACTTTCTGATATTTTAATACGCTTACGGGTCTTTCCTTTCAATGGCGGGAGTCTCCTGCGACTCCAGAAGAATTTTTTACCGATATACTTCTTGTTAGATGACCTTTCGGTAATCATGTAGACGAACCCCTGCCACTGAGACAGTTCTTCTTCTGTAGGTTCGAATGGTACGTTCTGATAATGCCACATATTACTATGTAGCTTTAGATTACCTCGTTGTTTTCGTCAACCTTAATTTGAGTAGGTTTGGGACACCTGAATCGTGTCGTAAGATACGTGCACATGTGAACTATGTCGCCTGGCATACACAGTCGAGCGCCTGGCCCCCTTACGGAGATTTCACGGGAACCCCTACCACCTTCGATAACGTAGGTAGTCCACCTCTGTCCGTTAGTCTCATTGTAGATATCGATCTGTTCCCATAGTTTGATATTTGCTGCTGACATGAGATCAGGATCTATCGCAACAGATCCTTCGTAGTCTAACTGTGTATCGGTGACAGTGGCACGGTGTATTTTGGATTTTAAATATGTAGATAAGTGCATAATTATGTTAGGTAGTTAATTATTTGGATACAGGTGTACTGTAACAACAGAATACTTGCGATTGCAATTACAGGGTAAACACAGTTTGCCAACATAGGGTTCTTGTTTACCCACTCTTCTATTTCTTTGTCATTCATCGGAATCTTTCAACTGAACAAGGTCTGAATCAGATCCGCACATCGGACAATGCGCTGGCGGATCGTCATCTTCATGAACAATAATAGTAGTCTCTATGTCACAGATCGGACAGTCGTTAACATACTTGAAAGCATCTGTCACGCTGCACAACCCGTTCCGTCTAACTCACACATGACTGGTGCGGGAGCACCTTCTTCTTCCCATCCCCAGTCACCTTCCATTCCGTTTACAGAATACTCAGTGACTCGTTTTTCAAAGAAGTTGTCATGAGACGCACCATTCAATACCCAGTCTAACCAAGGTAGTGGATTGTCCTTTTGTCGAAACTTCGGTTTCAATCCTAGTTGAAGTAAACGTCTATCCGCAATGTGACGGATGTATTGTTTCACTTCTTCCTTCGTTAGACCCTCGACATCATTACCTCTAAATGCAAGTTGAATGAACTTGTCTTCTAGTGCAACAGCAGTCTTTGCCATCTCATAGATCTTAGACTTGAGTTCATCGTTTACGATACGTGGATGTTCATCACAGAACTCACGGAACAGTTTTGCGTTACCCTGCACGTGTAGAGACTCATCACGTATCGACCACTCAACGATTGTACCCATACCCTTCATCTTACCGAAGCGTTGGAAGTTGAGTAACATCACAAAAGAACTGAACAGACTCATACCCTCGTTGAATACTGATTGTGCGAGTGCAAGTGCAAGTCCGGTGTGAGTGTTTGAGTCACCTTCTTTCATGAAGTCAACCTTGTCTGCCATCTCTTTAAACTCAAGAAACTTGTGGTACTCTTCGTCGGGTAGACCCAGAGTATCATTCAACAGTGCATACGCACGTTGGTGTACTGCTTCTCGACCCGCAAACGATGACAACATGTTACGGACTTCATTGTTCTTGAATTTTGGAATCAAGAGTTCGTGATAGTTCTCACCCACCTGTACGTCTGACTGAGTAAACAGTCTCAAGATATGAGTAATGAACTCTTTCTCTGATTCAGTTAGTTTGGTTTTCCAGTCCTGTACGTCTTCGGACAGTTCTGCTTCGTCTTCAATCCAGTGCACCTCTTCGTGCTTCTTGGATAGTTCTACCGCCCATGGATACTTGAACGGTTTGTAAGTTGTACTAAATTCTAATAATGCCATTTATCCCTCGCAAGCTTTGCATTCGTCTTCTTCGTCATTTTCTGCCGGTGTATCTAACCATTCCATTAGTTCTTGGTATCCACCTATGTAGTTCCCCTGAATATAGATTTGGGGTACAGTTTTGACCTTACGTCCCGTTACTTCTGCAGCGGTCTTACCGATCTCTTCGAGATCTATCTTGTCAAATAGAATACCTCGTAACTTGAGTTCTTCCATTGCAAGAGCACACCAAGGGCAGTTCTTTTTACTATAGACAATGCTACGAGTATCATCCTGCAGTGCAACACGTTCTACTTTCTCAGATACGTTTTCTGCACGTGACTTTGCTTCGGTACGGAGATAGTATAGACCTTTCAGTCCTTCTTTCCATGCCTTCAAATGCACCTTGTTAACATAAGATTTCTCTGCACCAGATGGGAAAAAGATATTGACTGACTGTCCTTGACAGATGTACTTCTGACGATCTGCTGCATGTTGGATAACCCAGTTCTGATCTAATTCCTGTGCAGTCTTATATATACTTTTTTCACCCTCTGTTAGGAAAGGTAAGTGCTGAACACTACCTTTATTTGTGATAATACTAGTCCAGTTGGACTCGTTGTTCTCACCCTTACTCTCCAGTAACTCTTCCAAGTATTTGTTCTTTACAAGGAACGATCCTGATCGTGTACGGTGTGTGTACGCACATGCCTTCAGGGGTTCGATGCTTGGACTTGTAGACAGAATGACTCCGCTTGAGGCGTTTGGTGCAATTGCAATGAGATGTGCGTTTCTCCGTCCGGATCCGATACCGTCAGGATATTCCCCCCTCTCTTCTGCAAGTCGTTGAGTTTCTGCGACAGCTTCTCCGTTAATATGGGCAAACACAACATCGTTGATTTCTCTTGCCTTTCTTGATTCCCATGCGACTCCATTTTTTTGGAGGAGACTGTGGAATCCCATTGCTCCGAGTCCAATTGATCGTTCACGTTCTGCAGAGTACTTTGCACGGCTGATAGTGTCTGGTGCGTTTTCGATAAAGTATTCGAGAACATTATCAAGCATACGCACAATATCCCGCACAATAGTAGTGTTTTTCCATTCATCATAATACTCCAGATTCAAACTAGATAAACAACATACCGCAGTCCGGTCTTCACTTGTCGGTAAGTGTATCTCATTACATAAATTGGATCCATGAATTTGTAGACCAAGATCCTTTAGTGGTTGGGGTAGCATTTCATTTGCAGTGTCGATGAAGTTCAGATAGGGTTCACCTGTACGGAACCTCACTTCCAAAATACGTTCCCATAGTTTACGTGCCTTGATCGTCTCCTTCACAGTTCCATCTTTTGGATCACGCAGATCAAAGTCAGAGTTAGTCATGACTGCTTCCATGAACTCATTACTGACATTGATTGCGTTGTGTAGGTTTAACGCTTTACGTTGCACGTCACCCGTAGGAATACGGATGTTTAAAAATTCGATAATGTCTGGATGCGACACGTTCATGTAAGCGGCATAAGAACCCTTACGAGTCTTACCTTGACGGTAAGCAATCATGTCTGCATCTACAGTGTGTAGGAACGGGATAGGGCCTGGTGCAATGTCTGACACGGTTCGCACGTCACTCCAGTGACCCCCAACACCGCCACCATAAACACTAAGCCAACGTAACTCAGAACTGTGACCAATGAGACCCTCCAGAGTATCTGGCACATAAGTGAGGAAACACGAGATAGGCATTCCTTTCCCTTTACCGTGTCCATTAGGTGCGTTAGAAAGTACAGGAGAAGCGTACATAAACCACTTATTACTAACATAATCATATAACCGTTGAGCAAGATCTTCATCCATCTCTCCCTTATATGTTGACCATGCCTTTGCGGCACGTGCGTATCCCTCTTGAGGGGAGTCTTCATAATCATTCAGGTAGAAGTCTTTCAGCATCCCTACTGCATAGTCCTCTAACAACTTATCCTTTTTCTTATCAATTTTCATTTATCTTCCACCACTGTAATCGTAAAATGGTTCATCGGGAACATATTCATAGTTCTCAATTACCGCTTGTTTCTTTGTATCTATGAACTTGTCAACCATGGTTAACACTTTCTGGTCTTGTTCCTTCTGAGACCAAATCTCTTCCCACATAAAGTGATTTACAAGAGACGACTCAGGATTGGAAATTAGAAATCTGTCTTGTCGGAGTTCTTCACTGTCGCATCCTTCCATAGGTACAAAGATCAATTTGTCTACCGCTCCGCCTGCCATACCCAGATTATTCTGCAGGGCTACTACCTCTTCTACTTCATCTTGATCCTTACCATGAAAAACGCAGACAGTAAATCCCCTATGATCTATAGTCTTCATAGCGTTAGTTCCTAGTTTGGTTTGAACATCATAACAGACTCAACGAGAAATGTCAAGCCTATAAGGGAGATTTTCGTTTAAGAACCTTCGCAAGCAGTTCATCACGCTTACGTTTCTTTTTCTTTTTCACTACCACTGTAGAGGCATCATCACCCGTACCAACTACGGATGCTGTCGTTGTGTCCTCAGCATGTGTTTTAAATTTCTTCATTGGTGTCCTCTCTTTTAAGTAAAACCATAACCGAAGCTTCTACTCCATCACCCTTGTTCCAACGTCTCTTAGAGTTTTCGATTTCATACACTTCATGTATCTTATAGGGATGATTGTCACTCTGGTCTATATGGTTTACAAATCTTTTTATTTCCGAAAACAGGTTTATGTCATCTATTAGGATATATGGAATTTTTGCTAGACTACAGTTGATGTAATCTCTTCGCATTGCTTCAGGTCTATGATCCCCGTCGATATACGCCAAATCGTATCCTTCTGATAATTCTTCGGGTGTGATCTCACGAGAATCTTTGATACCAAATTTGAACCTGTCTCCAAAGATCTTTTCCATCTTATTGGCGGCTGGTCTGGTATAACGATGTCTTCCAATATCGATGGAATGAACTACTATGTCACGTGCTGTCGAGAGGAAACAGTACGTAGAATGTCCTGCGTTGAATCCGATTTCTAAAATCTTCTTTGCACCAGTTGTTGCCAACATGGATTTAAAATTGCGAACGGTCTTATCTGATAGATATGCATGACCTTCGTTGATATGTCTTTCCATACCAGAAAAATGATGGTCATACCTATCTTGCATCATTTCGATAACTCCGCCGTGGTTATGTAAACTTGTTGATTGGATTTCAGATGAGTCGCTTCGTAAATGGATAGACCAAGTATCTCATCTATAGGCATAGTCATTTCTACTCTAAGTTGGTCACCTTTCTTGACAACCTCTTCGCACTTAGTAGTGATGCTGTCATTCTTGATTCGGTATATGCCTGGCGATAACTCATTACCTTCTAACATAAACCACTGAGTCTCTTCTGCGAGACAGTCAAGAATGTCTATACCTGTTTCTTTGTGGATCTTATCTATGTCTCCACCGTGTTCTTTGATCAGTGCAAGAGCGGCACCGTATCGTGCGACCACAGATGAACCGCCTGGCGCTTTTGCCATGATTCGTTTTAAATTGAAAACAAGACGATGGAATGTCGTGTAGTGTGCTCTATATGCTTCACGATCATCCATAGAATTCTGTGAGAAGTCTTTGTTCTTATTTCCGTCTTTGTCTATGATTCCCGCTTTGAACGCTTCGGTATCCTCGAACTTCGTTACCAGAAGTTTCAAGAACCGGATAGTATAGACAAGATCTGCTGCTGATTTTAATAGTCCCATAGTGCTTATTTATACCGTTTCTACCAGTGCTTTTGGTACTGTTGAATTAAAAATGTTATCAAAGATCCCTTGGTACATAGCGTACAGAGCATCTTTGTGAGGAGTAATAAATTCGTAATCAAACTTGTCCTTGAGGATCTTTCTCTGTATCGGTGAGTCCATACCGAATTCCTGTAACCAGTCCTTTGGACACTTCAACACCTCATGGAAAATTCTCCTGTCATTATATAGTGATCCACACATCACGTCATTATTCTGTGATATGGCACGAGTATAGAACTTAGGTGTTGTCCACTTTACCATAGCATTCAAGGAGTCCTCACGTGATCTATCTTTATTAAACCACCCCCCTACAAACTGTTCTAAGATCTCCTCGAACGTTTCATCATCACCCAAGGTATATGTTGCACCGTACTGACTACCCTTGGACGCAATATCCTTTCTTAGTTTGGAAACAACAGACTCTTGATCCTCGTTCCAAAACTCATACGCCAACATCTGCATGTGGGGAATGAGATCTCGAAAGAACATCTCATCACCGTTGACTCCGTACATCACTATATCTGGTTTGACTTCACAGTCTGCAATTTGTTTCATCGTAGGTAAGATAGTTGCCCATCTTGTACTGGAATCATTCAAATACTTTTCAGTATACTCCTTTGCACGGTTCATGTCAAATTCTTCGAACAGTACGTTTGGATAGTGTGTCGCAATCTCACGTTTATACTTGTGACCATTTTCGCCAGCTAAACATGGTACAACTGTGTACATGTATTGTGGATCTTCATAAAAGTAGTGAGACTGCAGTGCAGAGTCTATACCCTCTGATAGAGCAATGAATCTATTAGGATACCTGTCCTTGATAACTTGTGCATGACCACTCATACACTCGTGAATGAAATCGACCAGTTCTTCGGGATCATTCCTTACTTCAGATTCGTATGCATCACGAGAATCTTGTGTGTATCGATATGAGGGTAGTAAAGAATTGATGTGACCAAAGAAGGTCTGACGTTCTTTACCAGAAAACTCTCTACGAACAAATGGTTCATATTGCAAAGACTTCTGTACAATGTCTGATTCTTGTATCGTCATCCATGGAAGGTGATTGGATAACTCGAACCCATATATCTGAGAAGTAAAGATCTTGTGGTTGTTGAAGTAGTCTAGTGCATAGTCAATTTTATGAGGTAGAATACGTACCGCAAAGAAATTACCGTTTGCATTTTGTAGTGACCACCAGTCATCCAGTAGGGTTTCTATGGGTTGTTCGATAGTATATCCCTGCCAGAGTAGAACATATCCCGTACCACTATGTACGTTGACTTCATCATCATGACAGTAGTAGTACTTACCGAAATTTTTTACTTCATGATTTTTTATTTTTTTGGGATTCGTACAGACGAAAAACTTCACCTAAATTTCCTCATATTTTTACCCAATAGGATTTTTCGTAACTCTGTAACATATACTCTTTATACATGACACCTGTCTCTTGCGATATGTCACCCAGTACGTCTTTTACTGATTCGTGATTCTCTACTCTCCACTTATCTATATCTATTCCTCTCTGACCGTGCAACCACGGAGTGACCATTATCCACCCATCATTGACTTCGGTAATGAATCCACATTGATCCGGTCTTGTTTCTAAATCAAGACCATACTTCAGGTATCCACAATCAAAGGATCGGCAGACGTGTGGTCTCTTTTCGTAGATTTTACAGTCACCGGATTTCGAGCACAGTTTATTACAACCGGATCCCCAGTCGTATTTGATACCCTCTTTCAGGGCGACTTTCTGCGATAGGATGATATCAGGATCTTGTCTGGTGTACCAGTTGTCGTGAGTGAATCCTAGTGAGTCGCAACAAGCCGTGCAATCTCCACATGGGTTCATAGATTTCGTAACCTATCCACCACGAACATATCTTGCTCGATACCGACCAGATCATTACCTTCAAGTGCTTTCAAAAAGATAAGAAACGGTTTGAGAGTAGACCAGTGTTCTGGTTCTATCTTGAGTGCTAACATCTCAACACCAGATTCGAATCCCCAACAATTGAAGATCACGATCAGGTGATTAAGGATGAGTCTTTCGGAGAGTTCTTGTGTGTCTCTATAACGATTGAGTAATCGCTTGACATACTTGAATCGTTTGATGTCATCGAAGAATTCTTCACTGTCTATGCAGGTAGGATTATAATAATTCTGCGCTGCATAGAGCGTGAAGGTTTTGGGGGTCAGTTCTAATTTCATAATATATCTAGTTGTAAATTAAGAGAGTGCTTCGATCAATACTGCCTTCGTTGCGTACTTGGAAACTTCAACACCAGTTGACTCTGCGAGTGCAACTAGTTCTGCTTTGGTCATATCTTCGAGAGACTTGTTACCTACAGGTGCTTCATGCAACATTGCAGGTGCTTCGTGTACTACTTCTTCGACTACAACTTGACCAGACGCAGGATTGATATATGCAGCAATGTCATCTGCACTCAATCTAGTGGAGATCAAAAGTTCTCCTGTGTTTGGATCTGCCCATCCACGTGGAGTGGGCACTGCGTCTGTACACCATCTTGGGGGTTGTAACATAATTTACTCCTTATCATTACTCAGGGGTTTTACCAGAAAGGATCGCACGAATGACTTCAAACTCAGACATGTTTTCCTTCTTTACTGTTCGCTCTTTAGGTTCTTGGATCTCTGCGTCAGAGACATCCTTCAATTCTTTCTTGTCAACCTTGTGCTTTGCAATGAAGTCCTTACCAGACTTGGATTCTTTGTCATCCATTTTCTCTGGTTCTGTTGCACCTTTTGCTTGAGCAGCTTTTGCTTCAAACATCTGGTCAACGGCACGAAGTAACTCTGCAGTTGCGTCAGATAGGTCTACACCCATGTAACTCTCTTTCTTGGTTTTACCGTGCTTCTTCTCACCAATTTTAGAGATCTCGGCAGTCTTGTCGGCAGTGCGAGGGTTCTTATCCTTCTTCTTAGGATCTTCAGGTTTTTCGTCTTCACCATCAGCGTCTACAGGATCTTCTTCTTTCTCATCCTTGTCTGCTTCTGACTCTTCCTCATCACCATTTTTCTTTGGAGGGAAAGGCTTCTTCTTCTTCTCTTCGCCTTCCTCTTCGTCTTCTGATTCTTTCTTCACTGCATTCTTGGCAGGTTTCTTACCACCATCGATTGCATCGTCCGTTGCGGCACGTCTCTTATGAAGATACTCATCTGAAGAATCTACGTCTCCATCGTTATCGATATCCTTGTCCTTACGATCTTTGAACTTCTTGTCGTTCGCTTTATCGTCTACAGGATCAAGTTTGTTTTTTTCGGAGACCATTTCCAAATATGCCTCCATAGTTTTTTTAATTGACATTGTTAGTCTCCGTTAGAACCAAAACATTTTTATAAGACCACCAATCAGTATTGATGTGGTGACCCATGCAACTTTATTTATAATCCCCACTGTGTGAGCATTCTCGTTTACCTTCGTCTCTATCTGATCTAACTTTTGAGAGAAGCGGTTCATCCTATCGAAGTTAGCGTGATTGTTTTTTTCAATCGCTATCAACTTCTCTTCCGCTCTCGCCAGACTGATCATTGCGTCTGAAAGTTTATCTATTTTACCCTCGATCCTATCGAGACGTTTAGCTTGTGTTTCTGCTGCCATGTGAGGACTTTCCCATTTAATAAAGTACAAATATACTTCTATTTATACAGTTTTAATTCTTACGACTAGTTGATCTTCACCTTTTATGACTCTATGAAAGGTCATTTTTGGTATAAACAACTTGTCACCCTTGTTTAATAATCTAGGGAGTTCGTTGTCAAACTGGAATTTCCAACCTTGTCCAGTCTTTTCAATATAGACATACCTGTCCTCACTATCCATATGCCAAACGTAATCCAATGGATTACTGTGTATATCAAATGATCTTAGAACATCTCCGTTCATCAACTCATATTGAGTATATGGTCTACCAGAAGAAGTTTCCACCACCACTTAATCCTAGTTGCTTTGCGTATCTAGGCAATCTACATGCCCAGTATGCCGCAGAAGTTTTGTCATTCTGTTGTGCACACTTGTGACGTGCAGCGAATGACTTACGTGCTTCGGGATCATTCAACTTGACCTTGAGTCCAGTCGTATCACCCCATGACACTTTCTTAATGTTACCAGTAGATGGATCCTTGACGTACACGTAGTACTTCTTCGGGCCACCTGCCTTTGGTTTGTTCAGTTCTGGTTGCTTCTCTTCTTCGAAGATACAGTCCAGTGCAACGTGTTCACCGTTGAAGTCTGCGAACTCACCAAGATTTGATTCCATGATGTCTACTTCGTTTGGTTGAATCTCAATATCACCGTTTTGATACTGTTCACGTTTCTCACGCCAGTACTCGAAGTATTTCTGAGATCCTACACGATATGGATTGTCCTCAACTAGTTTGGACTCAGATCCACATTCGCAGTGTTCGTTAAACGTCTTCATGTGATATACGTATTCAGTTCGTACTTGCCACCACCCATGCCATAGACTTGGACTGCAAGTTTCTTTTTAGGATTGTCCTTGAGTTTCAGTGTGAAACTGTTGGTCTTACCGTCAGAGGGTTTCTTCGGCCCCATAGCGACTTGACGGTCTACATCATCCATATCAACTTCATGTCCCTTCTTCTTCGCCCATGCATATGCGTGTTGCATTGCCGCAGAGTAAGACTTGTGATATAGGTCATACCCAGACGAAGACTTAGAACCCATCTTAGGTGGTTCTTGCTTCTTTGGTGTTGCCCTACGTTGACCACGGTAGTATGCTTCACGAATCTGTGAGAAAGGTTTACCGACTTCCTCTTTTACAATTTTGGTCATGACCGCTGCCATGTCACCCAATGCAAGTGTTGCGTCTTTACCACCACGACTGTACAGGAAGTACTTCATGCCGCCTGGCTTACCCTTGGGATACATCTGGATCTTATCCACGTTGTACTTAGCACTACGTGACTTACCTTTTACAACAAAGGTAGTAGTAGTCCCTTTACGAATAGATGAGTCATAAGTGATAGTGACTTCATCACCCTTCTTCAACTTATCGAAATCTTTACGAGGCATAGCCAATTCATTCAACATAGATTCTTTCACCGTCTCTTTAGGTTTCTCGTGAGTGTAACCTTTCTTGTCTAATCTGATATGATCAGCGTAGGTCTTTGCCATAACGCTTTCACCTGTCTTAGGATTATACATCATATGAGGTTTGAAGTCAACCTCAGATGCACATTCATTCTTAGGTTTCTCACCACGTTCTTTCTTAGAGATTGCGATTGCCGCCTGTTGTGCAGGGGATACTGCTTCGTTCTTACTTCTAAGTACTGCAGCTACCTGTTTGTGCTTAGACAAACCTTTCTTGATCTTTTCGATTGCCTTGACCGCACCAGTGTAGTTACCACCCGCATATCGTTTGTCAGATGCAACACCGATTGCCATCTTGATTTCTTTGGGGGTGAAACCCTCCGCAACCTTCTTAGCCTGTGCAGTAGCGATTGCCATTTTCTTATCCATTGGCATGTCTGGATTGTCTTTCTCAATCGCTTTTGCAATCTCCTCACGCTTCTTTTTCTCAGCGGGAGTAAGGGTCTTTTCTCTTAGGGAATCAAAACTTCTCATCGTGGCCTCGGTGGTTGGTATCCTGCTTTCTTTAAAAGGTCTTTTGCTTTTACACGATCATGGTACATGAACTGATACTGCTTACCATTCTTTAAATCCTTAACGATGTAACTCTTCGGCCCCATCTTAATGATCTTACCTTCTCTCTTATCACCGTTCTCACTCTTGTAGAAATCAACCTCTCTACCTACACTGATAGAGTTCTTGGTTTCAGCACCCATACCTTTAGTTGCGAGAACACGGTAATTCTCTCTTAACTCTTTAAACGTCTTCATGCCAGATCCTTGTCGTGATTAAGGTTACCCTTCTTCTTTTTAACTATAAATGCATTGACTCGTGCCATTCCCCACTGCTGTGGTGTAGTGCCGGGTCTATGCCCTGTTTTCCATGCAGCGACTCCACGATTGTATACCTTCTTCAATGTCTCCGGAGAGATACCAGACTTCTTTGCTTTTGCCGCAATGCCATCTGGGGCTTCTTTGACATCAAGAGTATCGTATAGAGAATAACGACCCTCTTCCAAATACTTACTAAAACCTATCATTTGGTTGCCCTATTTTTTTGTTTAGCACGAGCGAGTCGTGCACGATCTAATAACTTGTCGTGTTTGATCTTATCTGCTTCTTTCTCACGTTCGATGTCTGCACGTGCATTCTTAACTGGATCGGTCTCTTCGTTTTTAACCATCTTACCCAGTGCTCTGACATCTAACTTGAGTCCGTGTTTACGAACCAACTCTGAAGCATAGTACTCAGGGGAGTGTCTGTTGTTGTCCTTCTCCATCTGTTTCTTGATGTAGTCTGCAACTTGACTATACTGTTTTTTCTGTATAGTTTTAGACATCCATCTCTTTAACATCTGAGGGGTAGTCTCTGCATTGAGACACATCTCAAACGAGATCTCTACACCCTCGTTGTACATATCCTTGAACGCCTTCGTGTACTTCGAAGGTTTGGTCTCTGTACTCTTATCGCCAGGCGCAGGTTTGTACGCAGACGAATCGTCATCGTCTTTCTTACCGTGCTTCTTGAAGTGTGCGTCTCTCTTTGCCTTGGTGGACTTCTTTAGTCCTGCATGATATCGGGCAGGTTGAGTTCCCTCTCTATCTTTGATATCTGGGTCTTGTTTTTTTCCTGTTCCCTTTTCAACGAGTTCGACTGCATCCAACCATTTGCGTAGTCGAGTGCCATCTGTGCGTTCGACGATAACGTAATTTGCTCCGAGCACTGCGACTGTAACCAGTTCGTCATTTTCTTTGACAACCACTGTGTCACCGACCTCATACAGTTCCCCCTGTACGTACTGTTCTCTTGTTTCAGAAACAGGTTTTAGTGAGATGTGGTTCTTGAATTCAGTAGTCTCTTTGAGACCCATACCAGTACGCACATCATTGAATAGTTTACGTGCGTCCTTGTTGGACATTGTTTTTGGTACACCCTGAGAGAATGTAACGAAGTCATTCTTAGAGGCGTTCTCACGTTGCTTAGATGCAGACATACCTTCTACACCCGCCGCATCTGGATCACGTGCACCTGCAGAGATCACATTGATACTCTTGAAGTTGTAGAATCCGTGACGTGCCTTCTTACCGTTGTACTTGTTCAGGAGAACTTCAAACTCACGGATGCGATCTTCACCCACAACCATGTTGACCTTGGTGTAACCTGCATTGTAAAGTTTGTTTGCAACGTCGAATACATTGCGACAGTCCTTGTCCATGATGACTTGACGTGCATGTTTTGGAAACATCTTACGCACGTGTTTGATCTTATCTGAGTAGGACAACGGATCTTTCTTAGGGTTGGATACCTGAGATAGGTACACCTTGTAATCTGACTTACCAGACTTAGACGCAAGAGTATCCATCACCTTACCATGTCCTATGGTAGGTGGGTTCATACGTCCGAAGGTAAAGTAGACTTCTCTCTCTTCTTCTAGTAGGTACTGCGAGAAATTTTTAATCGGCACTTTGATTTCCCTTCTTACGTTCAAGTTCTTTCTTGCGAACTTGTGGAATCATCTTACGTGCCAACTTGTCGATAACCGCTTTCTTCTTGTCTAGTTGTTTCTCAATACTCTGTCTTTTTGACAACGAGAGTTCTGACTTAGGAATGTCCTTGGTTATCTTCTTGAGTAATACTTCACGTGCAGCTTTACGTGCACGTTTTTTGAGTACATCCAAACTAGCAATTTTCTTTGCCGCTCTCTTTCTACCGATAGCGATCTTTGCTTTGTTCTTTTTGAATGCACGTGAGCGAGCCATGCGTTGTTGCATGGACAATGCCTCGTCGGGAGACTCGCTAAATTGTTTGAATCGTAACGGACTATCCGCCATTTTTAATTCCTCGTAGGTTTATCCCATCCTTTAAGTATATCTGGTGAAAAGTTGTTGTATGAAAATTCCATACGATCAACAAGTTTCACTGCATCACCACCAAGTATATCGATTGCAACGTAACCCTCTTCTCCGGTTACCTTATACCCTTGCGTTGTTTTGACAAAAGTATCAATCTTCTTCAAACTGTTAAGTTTATTTATAAGTTTTAGTTTCGCAAGTATGATGACTTTTTGCAATTCAATCATTTTTATTAGACTCGCCTTGTTCTTAGGTGAGAAGAATACCATGATTGCATCTAATTTGTCCTGTTGTGTTTTCTTTCCTCTTGCGGTGCTTCGTGCATCGATTTGCTTCTGATACTTCTGCTTAATCCAACGGATAAGTCCCGCAACATGTCTTCTTGAATCGGGGATAACTGTTCCCGCACGTACATACGTGTTGTAGTATTGTTCGATAAGTTTTGCGAGATCTTCGTTCGCTTCGAGCGTCCTAAGAGTCGTTCCCGAAATTTGGTTAAACAACTTACCGGCTTGCGATAGATACCCATTGACTTCTTCTGTCTCCTCTTGCGTCATGGTTGCTTTAGTCGCATCCGTCAACATGGCATCCTGAGACCAAACATTACTTGATTTTTTGAATCCTTTTACGTTTACACCATACGATGCTTTCATGTTTTCGAATGTAGTACCGTTATATGTAGTATGCCACACTATACCGATTTTTGCAGATCGTATCTCTGCAGCGGCATCATAGGGTACTGCATATGCGATTGTGTTGGGGTGAAATACTGTGTACTTCTCTTTGTCTATTGTTTTGGTTTCAAGGTCATCTGAACTGAACAGGAAGTCTCCCTGTATCACACCCTTGATACCTAGATCTGGTAGATACTGCAAAGCAGCTTTCATCTTAGATGCAAGATCACCAGACATATCTGCATCGATCTCTGCATTAGTCTTATAGACCTTTGGGTTCTTTGCAAAGATACCTTTCTTTGCTACAAAGAACTCACCATCACGTGGGTCTTGCCCACAGAAGATTGCGGGTGCTCCATCCCACTTAACAGAAACTCTTCCGTCCTTTTTACCAGATAACATATCACGCAGTTCACGTAGTGCATTGATTGCTTGACGTGTACCGTTCACACCACCATAGAGAACCTTGTCCTCAATATGGGTCATGTGGGTGTTCTTCTGTTCTGTGATGAACTCTCTAAATTCCATTATACGTCCATCAACACCAAGTCAAAGATTGCACCCATCTCTGAAGTTGCACCTGCCTTGCCTCGAATCTGAATGTCAGTCTCTTCGTCGAACTCTAGAGGTACAGGATATTCATAGTTCACCGATTCAGCAAACGTGCCCCACAAACCTTTGACGTTCCACGCACCACCATTGACCTTAGCACGTAACTGAAAGTTTGCCTCTTGGTTCTTACTGAGTGATCCCTGAAACTTGATTAGGTATGCTCGCTTACCCTTCGGTACAGTATACACTGCCATGAGTGTCTGTCCTTGATCTGCTAGAATAAGTGCGACATCCGAACCACTAATCGAAGCAGTGATATTACCCGCATTGACCTCACCTGTTCCTGCCTGTGTCACTCTCATTCGAAACACACGAAGAAAGGTTCCGGTAGTGGTCACTGCAGACGTACCGTTCATAGTGACTTCTTCGGTCTGCAGATTATAGTTCGCATCCAGACCTTGAATCTCTACCTTCTCCGCACCTGTCGATCCTTCGTCGTCTGCCGAAGATGCAGAGACCATCGATACCACTGCCGCACTGGTAGGTAGGTTGTTGGTTCCCAGATCAGTGATAGTCTCGTAGGACGTACCTACCGCAGAGTTGTAACCAAACTTATTGATGTGGGATACGTCAAAGATTGCACCTCGTGCAAGGTGAATCCCTTCGTCTTCTAGATATCTTGACTTTGCCATGTTACATTACCTTTAGATGAACTGCTGAGTCTGCTGATTGTGATTTTGCAACCCTGTACAACATGGTCATTAGTTGTTGCTCTTTACCTTTGACCATAGTGAACATAGTTGTCACGTAGTACTTAGAGACTAACCAGTTAGAATCTTTGTTCTTTAGTTTAGTGCCAAATGTTTGACGATCAACAGGGTTGTCAATCGCACCAGTGTAGAATCCATAGAACTTATCAAGGAACGCTTCCCTGTCACTACGGATCTCTGCTTCAATTGTTTTACGAACCTCAAGACGATTACGAGTAGTCGCATACAATGCGGCATCAATACCACCCTGAGATACCTTACCATGCTTTGCCTTCTTACCGATAATCTCGCACTGGAATGTAGGGAAGGTACGGAACTGGATCTCAACTCCACCGTTACCCATTAAGTATCCATCCTTTGACTTAAAGAAGTCTCCCCGTTTGTTGTAGGACACGGTACGGAAGACAGGTGGTTTAAATGGTTTCTTGTAGTTGACCTGAGTCATTCTAGGTTTACCACTAGCAGCTTTCTTCAGTGAGATACCAAGAATGTCACGTGCTGCATATGCCTTGAGTAATTCTTGATTGAGTGCTTTGATGGATCCTGCACCCTTAATATCATACGCACCCTCTTTACCAGATTTGACCATCCAGATGTCTGCAGGTGTCCACTTATTAACGTCTTGGAATAATTTCTCTGCACGGTTCAACTCTTTGAACTTGTTTTCCAAAGCAGTGACCCAAGGTGATCCACGATGGAAACTATATGTTCCCTGTTTCTTTAGAACCTTGTGTAGAGTACGTGCGACATCAATAGATGATGCAATCCATTTTTCATCTCTTAACATCACTTCATCTGCAGTTGCATCGACGTGAACTTTAGCGTATGCGTTCTGGATTGCTTCGGGTGTGAACTGAGTTGTGGGATCGTCCCACACGGCTTGAAGGTAAACACACTGTGCAGACTCAGTTGCTTTAGTGTTGTCAGATCCACCACCGGATCCACGACCACCACCAAACTCTTTGGTCTTTGCTAGTTTACCAAATGAAATTTTGTTCCCTGCATTGTCTTCTAGACCAATGCTGTTTGCAGTTCTACTGTCTTTTGCCTTGAGTGCTTTTTCAATCTCTGCGTTATACTTCAGGACAACCGTACCACCGGCTGATAACTCAAACGGTTCGTTACCCTTGTACTTTCTCAAGAACAATTCTAGTCGGAACGCCCTGTCATCACGAGTGATCTCACCGAATGTGAGATTCCCCTCTGATAGGAAGCTAGAAAATTTTAACATTAATCGGTCTCCGTTTCTTTACTGTTGCCCACAGTATACCACTATTTATAAGAAAAGAGAACCCGAATTTTCCTCATTATACTGTGCAATTGTTTCTTTTAATGGACGTACCCAGTTATCACGGTGTTCGATAAAGATCTGTGGTTCATGATTATCCACTGAGATTATCGTTACAAGTTGTGTGATGGGCTGCCCGGTTCTCTCTTCCCACATAATTGCATATGCGGATTCTTGCATGAAGTAATTGGTGATCCAGTCGAGTCGTTTGGGTTTGAGGGATGTTTTGAAATCGATGATAGAAGGCTTCCCATCAAACTCAGCGACACAATCAACCCTACCTGCAACCCCCAAGTGGTTACTATAGAGTGGTGCTTCCTGTGCGAATACTCTGCCAATACGATCATCCAAAATGGGACGGATAGCAATAAAACTGTCAATAATATCTGGAGTATATCCATTACGATAATCCTCATCGTTGTTGATGTACTTTTCAATGATCTCATGTACCCTTGTACCACGGGATGATGCACGATGAGAAATTTTATTTGCTTCTGCCTCACCCACACGTTTACGCCATGCAGCAATGGAGTCACGAGACAGTATTGAAAGTACTGTGGTTATAGAAGGAAGGTTTACGCCTTCCGGTGTTTTGTATTTACGACCAGAGTCGGTAGTGACCGACTCCATCTCTTTTAGTTCTGTTGGAACATGTTCAAACATTTTCTTTCATCTTTTCCATTTGTTTACGTGCGTACTTTGCCGCCTTCTCTAGTTCCCGCACGAACTCTTCGACCTCATCAAAATGTTCAGGGGGAATCTTTCCTGTCACAGGTGCAGTATAACAGAATAGATTCTGTTTGACAAGATCTTTGTATGAAGTGTGTCCCTCATAGGCAGGTTGACATGATTCTCCAATATAGAGACTAGTAAGAACACCCTTAGACTCAAACCAAGGTGTCACTTCAACCATCAAGTTAGTTGTTGTCATTTTTAATTATCCAAAAAAATATCGTATCAGTCCCGAAAACAACAGGACTCCCATTACACCGTTCAAAAGAATAAGTGCTCTATCCTTCCATATATAGGAAACTATAAACCAACCAATTGCACCTAACCAAGAGAACATCAAATCATAAACTTGCAGTTCCGGAATCCCACTGGATCGGATTGTCACTGCAGACAAAACGCAGACAGTAGATGCCCACTTTATGTACCAGTCAAGTCCACCCTTTGGAGTTGCAGATTTATAAATTCTCTTTGAGTTCGCAAGTTCTTCTTCGCTGAACTGTTGTTCTTCTTGAACTCTTTTCTGTGCCATAAGTTTCCTCAGTTTTTCATTCTTCATTGTTGTCATAATTTCTCCCGCATCGCTGCCATGCGAACACGTGCCGCATTCCATTGGTCAAACGTTTGCGGTTTACGTGCCTCACCACAGGCAAGCTTTCGTTTCTTAAATTCTTCCTTGAGTGCTTTCGCACAATCACGTCCAAGGAATCGTGACACCAGTGATAACAGATCCTTACGGAAGGATCGACCATGGTGCATATTACCCAGACAGTGAGTCAGTTCATGGATTAGAGTATACGCATCCAAACCAATCTTAGTATCTAGGGTCACACTACGACCATTCGACCAACCCGCAGTACCACGACCACTCGACTTCAACTTTGCGTTGACTTCAGGAGACGCATTGAAGATACGAGTCACATCACCGTTGATAGACTCAGACCAGATCTTCTGCCAAGTCTTTGACTTGTAGATCTTCTTGGCGTACTTCTGTGCCTCTTTGATATCCTTGAACTTAGGGATCTGACCAGAACACTTGGACTGGAATGCCCACTCTGCACTGTAACACTTACCACGTTCAGAGTCTTGACCACGTGCACCCTTGTTCTGTTTCTTGGCATGTTTCCGGAGATACTCATTGTAGTAGTATTCCGGAGTACCGTAGTAGGGACGGTCAATACGATATGATTCATAGATATTGGTCATAACAAATCCTTATTTCTCTCACTTACATGCACATTATCTCATATTGGAAACAAGAAGTCAAGCTTTATTTTGTCATTTTTGCACTAATTTCGAAATTTCCATTATTCATCTCGTGAATAAACCCCTCTGGAATGACCTTATCACAGATCACCAGTCCGATTCTCCCATCCGGAGTTCTCTTTCGCATATGCCTAGATACTCTGTACTCACCATCAATTATATCAAGTCCACAAGGAATTGCAACCCCATAGGACTCATGCAGATGGTAGGGGTAGATCGAATCCGGTTCCTTTGGCATCACAATCAACTTGTCAACGTCATTTGGGAATGCATCTCCAAGGATCTCTGGTTTCCCTCTCAATGATTCAAGGTACTCATCTCCAGTTACAAAGTAAGGTAGACTGCAGGTTTGTTCTGGTCTCACGTTGATCTCACAGAAATACCAGTCACCATTTGGTGTACATAGTCCAGTAATCTGACCAACGAAAGATGACCTGTCACATACATCTTGAGTAATCCAATCCAAGATCACCACCGCATTTTCTACAGTGATCTCTTCTACCCATTCTGGTAATGGTTTAAAACTAGAGGTCTTAGTCCAGTGTTGAAACTTACCTGCAAGTTTTGCGGTATCTTCACCAATGATTTCTTGAGTGTGTCGAATAGACCACTTACCCTTCGCAACAACAAAATCTACATTAGTTTCTATTGTGGGTTTGGGTATGTACTCTTCATAGAACATACCTTCTGCATATTCATCTCTACTAAAACGATCTGCTTGACTTTGAGTCATGCAGATACTTACGTGGTCAGTTGGTTTAGGAATTCGTATTGGTTTTGCCACACAAGGTGCAATAGGTTTTCTGACTTTAGGACACAATATGTTTCGACGCAACATGGACTCTCGCACTGCCCACTTACCAGTCTCTAACATTGCAGTAGGTCTGTAAAGTCCAAGGTACTCAAAACGATCCTGATCAATGATGTTGGGATCACTCAGATGTCCTAGTATGGGGTGAGTGTTGATCACTATTTCTCTGTCAGAACTGTTCAACCACTTCATCAATACCGAATCTCTATTCTCAACATCGATGATCTCAACACCATATTGATCCCAGAACTTGTGAGGAACATCTTCAAAGTGTTCATATGAAGAAGTCACGACTTTTACATCGTGACCTGATTTTACTAGTTCAAGGATATTATGGAAGTTGCACCAACCATAATCGATGATAAGAATTTTACTCACCGAGGATCTTCTCCTCTAGAATCCCTATCTAAATCGAAACATTCTGTAAAGGTATCCCACAATCGTTGGAAACGAATGTCGTACAGTTCTTTGATACCAAGATACTTGTTACAGAGAGCATCCGCAACATCAGGTGGTATATGTTTCCACTTAGGACTGTCCATAAAATGTTCAGTCACCACATTAATATCGTCGGTTACATTCCAACATTCCATGATAGATTGTTCTAAGTCAAATCGATCTTTACTCATATAAAAACCCACCCTGCGAACAGGGTGGCCTCCGTTAGTTAGGTTAAGCAGCTTCTGCGAATTCGATTGCTTTCGAGACTGCGGTTTGCTTTCTGTTCTGGTTTGCACCGAACCATGCAGATGTCATTCTGGAATCTGCTTCCCTACCCATTACGTGGTCAGTCAAGTAGGTCACACTGTTAAGTGCTTGCCACCATGAACCTTTCGCAAACTGAGCGCCGGGTTGTGAATCCAGAACCTCAAACGCTTTCTGACCGTTTGCAGTAAGATCCTTGAACTCTTTTACTACAGGAGGGTTCTTACCTTGATAAGTTCTTGGGAAGACTTCGTTGTAGTATTCGATCAGTGACTCTGCAGAGAACTTCTTAGATGCAAGGAACTGTGATAGTTCTTTGTACTGTTCGAACTTCTCGTGTGCAAGACCCAGAGTAGTCTTTACGTGGTTCGCATCAAACACTTTTCTGTGGTTCAACTTTGCACCAGTAATTGCAGTACCCTTCAATGCCATTGCAAGAGTGTTCATGCATGAAACCCTGATCGGAGTAAACCTAATGTCAATAGACTTACCGTACTCATGCGGGTTAGAGAACAAAAGGTAAGAATCAATCTGGTCACCCTTTAGAACATCAAAAGACTCTTTGACCTTCGCAAGTGCCCATACCATCTTACCACCTTTCAGTGAACCTGCGGTACTCATTTCCATATCACCCTCAAGGCAATACTCATTGAAGAACTCAAACGCAGTTTCGTTCTGACAGGGTTCCCAGTTCTTACCGACTTGGGTTAGGATCTTGTTATCAGAATCCCTAACAAGTGCTTCCATCCCTGTAGGGATTTTCTCACCGTTGAAGTCTGCGTAGGTAGGAACCTTCTCGACTTTCCAGTCAACACCTGCCTTTTCCATCATCTGTTGTGGAGATAGATCATTGGATACGATCTCTCCGATACCCCAAGGGGACGATCCTACAGATGCAGTAGTCTCGATTTGTAAAATGTCATTCATACTCATAATAATTTCCTCACTAAAAATTTAACTTACACTAACATGTTATCAAAACAAGAGAACAATGTCAAGCTTTTTCTTTCCAAATTTTCTCAGTCCCCATTGCCTTCAAAAGACTCTTGGTTTCCTTCTTGAATAATTTGAAAAATTTTGGATCGTGTTCTTCGATACTGTACCCGTTATGCATCATATCAAAAGTCTTAATGATCTTGACGATTTCAGGTGCAGTCGCAAGACGTGCTTCACACATCTTCTTTCGAGTCGCACGGTTACCAACGAACTCAGGAACTTTAGTCAAAAACCAAACTCCCTTCGCAACGTCCTTTCCAAAATTCTCTTCAATGTCTTCATGAGTCGCAATAGTGTCCTCGACAGTATCATGAAGTAGTGCGACCTTGACCGCATACACGATATCTTCGTGAGGAAACCCTTTCTCTTCCATGTACTCTTCACACATTTCTGCAACTGCCATAGGGTGGAAGAAGTAGTTCTCACCAGTATACTTACGTTTCTGATCCTTGTGCAGTTCAGACGCAAAATGGGCAACTTTTAAAATTTCTTGATTCATAACAATATCTCTCAATTACAAGGTAATTATCTCATAATCAAAACAAGATGTCAAGCTTTTTTTTAAATTAATTTCAATAAAAGATCCAATGCCTTGATGCAATTTGCCTTCATTTCCATTGCATTGGTCTCATCCATCATCTCGACCTCACGTTTCAGATCTTCGATCAGATCCGTGTATTCTTGTTGACTAAGGTAACCACCATCCAGTAGTTCCTTGTATTCTCTTCCTTGTTGTTCTTGCGGTAATGTATCTGCCATTAGTATCTCCCCATGATTGCTTCTGCCGCCATCTTAGATTGCGTTTGTAGGTTCTTCTTTTTGATTCGACAGTATGTCGGAGTCAATGGATCTGCGTCCACCAAACCCTGTAAAGTCTTATCCATGATTCCGGTAATTTTCGTGACATCCTGAGATCCCTTTGCAAGGGAGTACTGATTCAACCACTCGACATAGAAGTCGATTGACCGAACCTGTTTCTTCAGGGGTGACGGTTCTAGATCACAGTTCAACAGTTCGACACGTGTAGTAATGTCGATGATCGCTTTGGACTCATTTGGATCATAGAAGGAAGGAATAGAAGAACACCCTGCAACAATCAGGGTGGCCATTAAAATAGTTGATAGTTTGTTCATATGATATCTCCGTTGGATACCATGGTATTTATCAATTTGTGAACGGTTGATCCCAAGGGAAACAACACTGAAACAACACCTTCTCTTGTTTGTATGCTTCCTTTTCCCAAGGTTGATTCTCATACTTGAAGTTTTCTGCGTTACGACCTTTCCACTTCCACGCACCTTCTGCACTCAACTGACCTCGAAGGAACTGACGTGCGTGAACCATCTCGTGTGCGAGAGTTCCCATCTGTTCCATGAACGTCATCTTCTCACCAGTGATAGGACACTTACGTGCAATGGTGATCTCTGCATATTCACGATCACCTTCGCACAGACCGTAGGCATCACACTTGTTAGTGAACCGCACATTGATGTACGGTTTACGCAACCGACCAAGACCCAGAGTCTTGATCATGTTTGCGATGTAGGTTCGAACGACCTCTTGATTTTTTACTTGACCTTCAATATAGAAGTCAATCATTCACTTGTTCTCCGCAAGTTCTTCCATGATGTAAAAGACCCTCTCCCTATCGATAGAGTCACCGTCACCCCACTCTGCAGGATGGGCAATATCAGAACACTGCATCAAGTACCTCATGATCCCTCTCTCGACCATAGCAACGTTCACCCAAGGAGTCGGGTAAAGACCATCGTATGCGTAGAAAGAAAGAATGTAGTTCCTGAACTCGACCAGTGCAGGATTAGATCTCATTGCGATATAATTTGTTTTCATAATTAACCTCACTCTCAATTACAAGGTAATTATCTCATAATCAAAACAAGATGTCAACCCCTAAATCGAAAAAAAGTATATATTTTTTATACTTATTTTTCATAAGGTTATAGCATTTTGGAATAAGAACGGATCTCCTTCAGACCCAATTTACGGAACTTTCGACGGGATGGTGACCACCGTTTCATGGGATTCTTGAAGATCTTCAGTACCCCACCCTTGGGGACAAATCCGACCAACTCAGTACCCTTGGTCACATAGATGTGATTGGGGGTGTTATCTCCCCAGTCAGTAGTTTCCTCACGCCATAGGCACTTCTCAAGATTCATCGTCGCATCCTCGCATGTTCAACAGCTTCTTTCTCATCAATGATCGGTACTGCATTCGACTTGTGCATGGTACTGATACCCTTGATCAGGGTTCCGGTATAGTTTACCTTTTCTTTGATTTGAGTATTGTGAGTACCCGAATCGTGAGATTTGTAAACCGGAGTCTCTCTCCGGTATGTCTCAGGTGGGGTGTACTCCTCGAACTCTACCTTGCGTTTCTTGGTAGTCCAGTAGTTGGTCTTCTTTTTCTTACCACTAGGGTAGTGTCTCATACTACCGTGGATCATTTCAACTCGTCCAGTATTTTCTGCAGTTCACCGACCACCATTGTACTCACATACAGATCATTTGGTTCTTTAGACTCAATCGCCTTTTTCCGAAACTCTTCGACTTTCGCTTTCAACAACTTGGTGTGTTGAGTGTGTCTATATGCCTGATCCCATTCTTCGGGAGTCGCATCATTCAAACGTTTTGCCATTACGCCACCTCCTCAAATGTAGTTAGTTGCATCTCAGAACGACCATCAGCATCCTGAACCCACGTGCGCTCTCCGAACGGAGTTGCAGACATATCGTACTTACGTGCGACAGACGTGCACATAAGTTTGTCACCTTCGAGGAAACAGCAGATGGGAGACTCCCACTCCGCAACGTGGTCTGACTCCACGAAGTCGATATCATCGATTAGTTCAGAACCAATGATGTACTCCTCAGAGTAATCATTTTTATATTCGATGCACTTTTCCACAGACGCATAGAACGACTTGTCCTGCGCTTCCTGCAGGGTTACATCAACGATGTAGGTGTCACCACCCTTGTACTTCCAGTACTGAGGGCATACACCCTTACCGTCCCAATCATGGGCACCATAGTTTTCCATAAACTGCGTGTGAATAACATATTTCATTATACTACTCCTGAAATTAAAACTTTACCTTGATCGATCTTGTCAAACAACTTATCGATCTCTTGTTGATGGTTAAGAAGTTCGTTGATCTTCTTCTCGTTCTGAATCCAGATCTGTTGCAGAACAGCAAGTTCCTTCTCAGAAATAGAATCGACCATATGAATTGGTTTACTCATGACCATATCACCTTTACTTTACAGACATCATCAGACATGCGCTTGATAGAAAGAAGCTTGCTGCCCTCACGGACATAGGCAGAGGCACCTACGCATAGGTTACGACACTGCGGATAATTTTGAAAAACACAATCCCAAGACAACGACATATTAATTACTCTCCAAGAAAGCGTAAACAGGTTTTTTGAACATGTTGTCAAACAGACCAATCTCATCAAAACCCATCAGGACAAGGGCAGAATCGAGATCACCTTTTTCCATCACAACCAGATCATGACCAACAGGAACCCGACCCAAAAACTCATTAATGTTCTCAATAACTTTCATAACAATACCTCTATCAACTCAACATACATATTGTCTCATAATTAAAACAAGGAGTCAACACTTTTTTGCACTTTTTTTAGACTTTTTTCACACTTTTTTGCGCTTTCTTATAACTAAAAAGCTACTCTCCAAGATATCCCCAATTCACTGTTCTGGTGGACTACGTAGGATCTGACCGCAACCGCACCCCACATTACGTCATTATGGTAGTTCGGAGAACCACTTCCAACCCAATAATATAGTATACCTGAAAATGCGACCTGTGTCAAGGCCAGTCTTTGAGATGAGGGATAATCCCCAAACAGGGGATTCGCCTCACGGTAGCACTGACACGGATGTTTCAGTGCGAGAGATGTTTGTTTGTAGTCTGTGTACGCCAGTATGTTGTATGTCGTAAACAGACCCTTTTCTTTGTTAGTCCAGTCACCGAAGTGTCTGAACTCTGCATGTACTGGACTACTGATCAGCCAGAGGATTATCCAAAAATGCTTGAATTTTGTCATTGAGTCTCTTCTCAAGGGCTTCCATTTTTTTGTCTGTATCAGTAGACAAAGCGTCCCTCTTGTTGTCAAAACGTTCATCTGCCCTGTCGATCATATCCTCGACTTTGGTCTCTAGATCACGTCCTGCATCCTCAATTCTGTCAACGTTTCGTTCCATACGATTAAAGTCATCACGTAGATCGTTCTTGATACTACGTGAGTAATCGATGGCTTCGTTAAGTTTTATTTCTATTTGTTTGTTACGGGATTCAATTTCGTTCACGTCAATGTTCTGGACAATCTCTTTCATGTCCATGTAGTCTTTGTAGAACTCGAAACCTGCCCATGACGCACCACCTAGTGATGACAATGCAGTCAAGATGATTGCGATTCTTCCCCCTGCGAATTTGACCCCAGCAAATTCAATCTCTGCCATTTTTACTCCTCTTCGAATTTAAGTGCACGAAGATTTGCGATTTCTTGTTTTAACTTCATGACTTCTAGTCTTTTCTTTTCTAGTTCTAATTTGTATAGTGCGTTACAGTTGAGTCTCTCTTTAGGTGCACCCAGTGGTATGGTTATCTTCGCATACACACCAACATCCCGCATGAAGTTGTCGTTGTAACTGGGCATCAATCCTTGATCCATACCCATACCCATTCTGTACTGATCCCATGGATCATTCTGATTCAATATCCCCACCACACCAAACTCCACGTTTGTGGATGATCCAATTGCGGCAGAACATTCTACGTCTCCTGCTCTGACTCTATCAGACTGAAACTGTGGTGATGACTGAGGTATCGCTAGATTAAGAGACGAAGATTGACCATAAGCGGCACCAGTCCACATCCCTACTATAAAAAACGTCAGTAATAATAAAATTTTTCTCATTTGAATTTAGAACATATTTTTGAGGTAATCAGTGCTTTCGTTCCGGTATCCCTCAATAGTTTTGATTTCGTACAGACATAGACCGCTCTATCTCTATCCACTCCTCTAACAAATACGGTGATCTTTTTACGTCTTTGAAATTTGACGTTAACGATCTTCTCAGCCGTAGCAAATGAGACAGGATTCATTTCTTCATCGAACACCCCGATCTCATAGTACTCAACATCCTGTCGAGCGTTATACAAAGTCATCTCAGTTTGTAAAATACCTTCCACATAAGATTGAACCAATGTTGGATAGGTTGGTAACCACTCGTGGGCACTTGCGTACCCACTCGTGAGGAACATAAACAATGTCATAACAAACCGTTTCATAAGTTAGATCGCTATACACTCTGCTTGAACAGTTGCACGGTATTGACCGGCAGGGAATGCCTTGTCATAACCATACTCTGCAGTCGAGGCAACTTTGAACCACGTTGAACCTGCGATTGTTAGATCGATCTCAGTCACGTTATTATATAGTCTTTTCTCATTGTCATATGCAGACATGTTGACATCTGATACTTCAGCGACAGTTACTTCACCAACCCAGTTAACAACGTCTGAAAGTGCAGGACTCTCAGTGAATGTAGTAGGGTGTGAGATTAACGCCTTGTAGTAGTCTGCTTGAATGACATCGTAACGAACGATAGGTGGTACACCACCATTTGACATGTCAGTAGTCAACGTACTTGGAGTAGGGTTACCATAGACACCTTGAGTGTCAGTAGTGATGACACACTTGGATTCTACAGAACCTACGATTGGAATCTCTGCTGCAACTGCCGCAGACATCATAGTACCCATTAAAAGAATGGGAAGGGTTTTTCTGAACATTGAATTGCTCCTAATTGTTATAGTTAATTTTCATACTGTAGATTTACCAACTCTTGATGTAACAGTTGTTGTGAAACACTCTGTCTCCTTGCCTTTCGATTCTCAGGGAGATTAGAATCCTTCAGAACAACAGTGTCCTCGATCTTTTGAGGATCTGGTAAAGCGTCGAAGTAGTTGACCGGAATAAAGTTGAGTGCCAGCATCTCTGTATGTTTCTTTAGTGACTCTACTGCCAATAAAGAACTGTTCACTGCACCCAGTATAGACTCTAGTCTTCTATCCTCTGGTTCTTCCTCAGACATCTTCTGTCTTCTTTTACGGTCTTCTTCGTCTTCTTCATCAAGAACTGCTCTACGTTCAAGCTGTTCTTTTACGTAATCCTCATCTAAAGGATCACTGGTAGCAACGTCAATAGGATCTACTGGTGGAATATAATCCGGACATGCCGGATCAGTCGTAACTTGATAACAACTATCATATCGATAATTGTAAACCACCAAAGGATCTTCTACGGATCCTTCTCCATCAACTTGGATCGATCCGTCACCCCAATACTCTATAGGAATTCCACCTACAGAAACTTGTTTATTGATCGTGTTGCCAGGCAACCCAGACCAATCATCTGCTTCCCTAAAGATATAACCACCGTCAATTGCGTTCTCGTTCTGAACGTAGACAATCATGTCACTGTTCGGATCTTTGACTGCAGTATATCTGTATACAACTCCATTCACGGTAAGTCCTGCCTGTTGGGGCAGAACGTTAGTCATAACCCAATTTAAACCAAACGCTGCCGCATTCGGTGAAGTCCCATAGACTTCCTCAGAGTAAGAGTAAGACGAGCAGACTAGCAACGCCAGCACCGCCCAACAATGTCTTAGTAGAATCATCCATTCCTTCCTTCTCTTTTTGTGCATCCGGAGCAAGTTCAGAGTTAACTTCCCAAGCTGCCTTTGCTTCCTGTCCGATTAGACCGTCAAACGGACAGGGGGTTCCTGCGTTCATCATAGCGTCAAAAACTCGTTTGTCTTGACACATAACTGATACTGCTGCAACTTTCATGCCCATATCGAACAAAGTCTTAGCATTCTTTAATCTTTCACAATTTTCATCCACTACTTGAGTACCCGTAGAGATACCAAGTATTTGGGTTTGAATCGCACCCGCAACTCCGAAAGTACAGAGATCAGAATTGGAAGTGTTGATTGTAGGTGAAATGGCAGAAGCAGGGGGCGACTTCAGAGTCGTCTCTGTGCTACCATTAGTGGTTACTGTTGATTCAGTAACAATAGGTACTACACTATTTTCTCCTTCGGCAGGAGCGTCCTGTGCATATGAGTGAGATGCCAATAATATAAGCATCCAAAATGAAATGATGTAACGCATAAAATATCCCATGTATGTTATTATACAAGGGTATTTATACTTTGCTTTTCTCTAAAAGACAAAAACTGTCATTTAAATGACACCCTAGATAAGATTTCTCTGTACCAATTCACGGTAATTTTTAATCTTCTCTCTCTTTGGGCCTTGGGGTGTGACCTTGGTGCGAATGTGAATGAAGTTTGCACGTTCTACATCGGGTTCAAACGAAGAGTAGTTCCACATCTGACCATTCAGGTATATGTCTTTGTCGGTGTGTTTCATACCTAACTTGTTCGCTAAGCAGTGCATCACACCTTCATCATGGTAGCGTCGAGCAAATGCCATAACAATATCTTCGGTCAATGCCTCACGAAACTTCTGTCGGATCTCACGTGATAATCGAAATACTGACCCACCCCAGTAAGGTGCGTCCAAGGATCCAAGGTCTGGATAAATCTCGACAAGTCTCTGTCGCAACGATGTCTGGACTCCGGTATGTCTACCAATACCCACATCGTCTGTGAAGATGTTTTGATTACAAGACTTTGCGACAAACATGTCTGCATCCACCATAACCACATAGTCATACTCATCATACTTCTCATCAAGGTAGATAAGTTTCTGGCACGGGTAGTCTAGTTTGTGAGCAATTTTTTTCATGAATACAACACCACGAATAAACTCGTAGTCCACACCAATTTTATCTGCATAACCTTTGACTGACTCAGTAGACTTCTCTACCAGTTCATTCATCGGCCCTGCCCAATGTTGTAAAATTATGTTCTTCATACTTTCTGGAATGCTTCGTATAGTGTGTCTGCAAATACTAGCTGTGACTTTTCACCCGCATGATAAGAAGGTTTCATATCATCGTTCTCCTCAGCGATAGTGGCGAGATCTGTATAACGATTTAATCCAACTCTGGATTCGTCTCTCAGATAATTTAATTCGTCTTGGATGTGCTCCATCCACTCACCCCACCATTTGTCGGGGGCATCACCACTGTAGTTCTCTGGTTTCATAACGTCCACAAGTTCTTCCCAACATCTATAGTGGAACACACCTTGTACCAGTTTGATACCCATCATATCACACAACCATTGCATATGGGTCATATATGTCATGGTCTCCAGTATCTTGGTTCGTTTGACATCATAATGATCGTACAGATATTCTAGTGCTTGAGCGAACTGCATGTTACGAATCATGTTGATTCTAGCAGGAGAGAACTGAGTCATACACTGATTCCGTTTGATCTTCATCAATGCTTCTTCACTGGGGCCATAACTCTCTGCAACCTCTTCTCTTTCCCATGCAGACCAAAGCACTACACAGTGTGTGATCTCGTCGGAATAGTCACGTAAGTACTTCATGGTATCTCGAAAAATTTTGCGATTACCATTACCGCACTGAGCAATGTTTACATACTCAAGACCCAGTTTCTTTGCAAGGTGATGAGTGAATGTTTTGTCCCAGTGAGTAGGTGGACTTTGATCAAACCCCTCTAACTCATCTCCCCAGACAAATGAACAACCACTAGTTAAGAGCATTACTTTCCATGCAACCTGTCATGTTCGAACAATGCAAGAAATCCGTAGTGGATAATTTTTACAATGTCTTTACGTTGATCTTCGGGTGTACCCTTCTTACCATAACGTGCATTGTATTTGTCCACGTTACCTAGAAAGAAACCCATACCATGACCACGGTCAATGATTACTTCAGAAGACTGAAGTCCACCTTGACCATAGTGACCACCGTAAGTAGAATCGATATAATCCTTAAACTCAGCAATCAATTCATCCTCTCTGAATTTGTATTCAGGGGTGTCTGTGAGGGTTAGGGTAATATCAGGATCCAAGGGGATCGTGTCTACGGTGATAGTGCCAGTATTACTGACGCTGCCCGTGTATTGACCACCATCTACTGTATCAAATGGTGGCATGTGTGCTTTAATTTCTTTACTCATTCTCAATTTCCTCAATCAATAAATCACGTAGTAGTCTTGCTTGTTGGTCTTCCGGAGAGTTCTCTCCATAACCACAAAACTTGTACGCAAGTGTTATTCTCTCATCTCCTGCATATGCAGAATGCCAACAATGATTGTGGGGTTCATCCTCTGGCCCGAAATAGTAGTGTCTACACTGCCATCCCTCGACATCTTGGATAGTCACAATCTCACCTGTATTTTTATCTAGGTAACGGAAATACCCGTCTCCCTTAGACCAAGTAAACAGTACTTGATATGCACTTGCATCATAGTTAGTATGCCATCCTACAAATCCGCCAGGCGGATAGTAGGACAATAGTGCAGACGTGTGTGCACCGATCTCTGCGGCAAAGTCATACTTCACCTTCTTCATATAGTCACCCCACTTCTCAGGTTCCGCACGTACCATCTTTGCAATGGGATTTGCGTAATGCCGATCAGGTACTCCGACTAATTGATCACGGGACATACACTCTTTAAGATACTCATCGGAACACCAGTATTCACCACGTCCGTTCTTCGTATCTTCTTCATGACTGTACATGCTGTACTTAGAGTCATTATAACCCTCGACAGCAAACAGTTCATCCTTAAACCCGTTAAGAGTCTCTAGGAGATCCTTGTTACGGATTACGACTTCTGTCATAGAATCAGACCGGAAGTCGCCTCACGCCATGCTTTCTCAAACACTTCGTTAGTAGGTGCAATGAAAAGATAGTTACAGAAAGTAACCTCTTCAATGTTCTCTACTGCTGACATGCAAACACCACGTCCAAATCCAACCTTGTTGTCTGGACTGTTCACAATCAATTTAGGGTCTGTCACATACAACTCGCCCTTGTTTAGGTTTTCAAATCTACCAACGTATTCACCAATAGGTGTCATGATAGTAATAACGTCACCCTTCTCCATTTTCTTTCTCCTCAACAAATTTTTTAAGTACCCACGTTCCCATAGGTTGTGGTTCCCATGATAACACATCACCTACTGATAAGTCAAGTGCATCCATTAAATTATCTGGAAATTCCAGACAAAGTTCTCCGTCCACTTCTATAACTGGACAAATAAATCGATTAACTGATTTCATTTACTGCCTCCGCAACATCTGGGAAGTGCGTCACGATATGTTCCCAACATTGATCAGCGACGATACGGTGTTCTTTCTGTGTACCATTACCTCGACGCAATTGACAATAGTGAATCCATGAACGCAACGATCCTGCCATATACACTGTGGTTTGAGTATTACCTTCGGGTAACACTGAACGTGCCTGTTCCTTTGCAATACCTTGATTTAGTGCCCAGTTATATGCTTTCTTCGCCTCGTTAATGATAAAGGATTGTCGCATGTTCCAGTCTTCATAGAGTCTCTCGTGTTGGGTCTTGTTACCACCCTTACCAAAATCTTCGATATCCTCTAGTTCAACAGAGTTCTGTCGATTCTTAGGATCCTGCAGACGTGCTTCACGAAGCAGAAAATCTTCTGACTCTGCGTATCGTTGACTAAACTCTTGAAATGAGAACGAGCGATGTCGGACAATCTGACGTGAGATATCACGGGTTGTCTTAATCTCTAGTGTCATATGCACCATCTCAAACGGAGACCAGTGATCATTCTTGATCAGATACCGTAAGAGTTTTGGTGCAGTTGAACTATTACTCTGATTGCTCGGATTACTCACCCGTGCAACATATGCAATCAACTCGTTTGCATCAAATACATCACCAGTCACACCAACGTTCGGTTTACTAATCGCAACCAAGTTCACTTCACTCATCATTCTTCCTTACATTAAATTAACAAATTTATATAGTGGGATCTTACCACTGTACTTTCCAAGTGTCCGTTTCTATTGTAGGTGTAAACTGTCTCTTGTTGTTGAGACGTTGCAGCTAGAATTTTAACGGTTGACTTCACCAACGGTCTCTCCACTGGTTCTGTCTGTTGAGTTGTTGGATATGTTCCTGAAACGGGTAGAGCAGTTACCGACGATACGGGCGGTATACTATGTTCGCTCACCTAAACTTTCCATCTCTTTGTGACCTTCTTCGGTCATCCAACCTTTCTTTATCATGAACTCCAGACAGTATTCAATACCATCTAGTCTTCCTGATTCCTTTCCTTGTCGGTGACCGTGCCAAAATGACAAGGTGACCAACGTCATAATTATTGCTACTGTTTCGTATGGTGTCATACCCTAAAGTCCTCGAATCTTTCTGACCTGAGTCGCTGACCACTTGAACTATTATCGAATGCGGGGCCAGTGTCCTCTTCCTGATTCAACGGTGATGTGTTTTGATCAACGTCGAACAACCTCATTTTACTACGGTCAATACCCACAACGAATCTCTGATACGTGGTAGGATCGTTATACCTGTTCTTCAACTGCTTGACAAGTATTTGACCGTTGTTCGATAACTCTTCATTTGAAATCAAGGCAAACATGAAGTCTGCAGTTGCAGGTAGACCGAATGATTCAGATGTATCTTCAAGACCCACGTCATCATTTGAATAACCAGATCGAGTCGTTTGTGTTGCGGATACAATAGGAACATCGAATTCCACTGCGAGTCCACGTAACTCTTCTGCTATCGACTTAATATATGTATAAGAATTAATCGCACCACCCATAGATTTCATACGGGATGATGCACATATATTTAGGTAATCGATATAGATGATATCGGGTACAAAATTCTTCTTTAGTTTTAGTTCGTTCAACAACGCACGGAAGTGTGACGCATTCGCCTGTCCTGTCGGGTATTCCTTAACAACCAGTTTACCCTGCGTCTTCTTCGCAATCGCATGTACCTTGTCGGTGAACATATCCTTAGATAGGTTCTCTAGTTGATCTATCGGGACGTTAAGTAGATTTGCATCGATCCGTTCCGCAATACGTTCTTCAGCCATCTCCATAGTGATGTACAGGACATTCTTCCCTTGTGACAAGGCACTGCCAGCACAATGACACATGAAAAGACTCTTACCAACACCCGTACCTGCAAGTGCGATGTTGAGAGTTTTGTTAGGTAGTCCACCTTTAGTGATACGGTTGAAGTAGTCCAAGTCAAAAGGCAGTTTCTCCTCTTGAGTATGGTAGAAGTCAAAACGCTCTTCTACGTTCTCTAAGTAGTCGTGTCCGATATTTGTATCGAAGGTCACACCCAGTGCCTTACTCAATACATCCGGTATTGCATTCTTAGATAGCGTCTGGTGCTTCCCATCAATAATACTTATAGATTCCATTACCGCATTGAATACCGCACGGTCTTGACACCACTTCTCAGTACGATCAATCAACCATTCAAGGTTCTCTGGTTCTGGTGTAAAGATATTAGGGAGCAGTTCGATAGCATGTCGGTACTGCTCATCGTTGAGTCGATTATTCTCATCGATCTCAATTTTGAATGCTTCCATAGTAGGAAGTTTATTGTACTTCGCAATAAATTGTGTGAACTCTTTGAAGAGTCCTTTGTAGACACCCTCGAAGTAGTCAGGTGTCAGAAACGCTGCTACCTTCCTCGCATACTGGTCATTCGTCAATAGATTCCGTAGAATCGTTTGTTCCAATTGTATTTCCATCATCATCCTTATTTAACCGTTCTTTAGTATAGATCCAACCATCATGACATCCACGTTCGATAATATCCTCTAAGATATCTGCGGCACGTTCCTGAAGTTCTACGTTACTAGGTTCAAGGAATGGAACAGGTGACTGTACAACCCGAAAGTTGAAAGTGAGGCAGTCACGAGTTCCATCAAACTTGATTGTCCCATACCGTATAACGGTTTCCACAAAATCGCCACGTAAGATACGTACATCCCATGCGGCATCATTATCAACATAATCAACAGGGATCATTTCATAATCGACCCCTTCAGAAGCTTTATTTACATTAATCGTTTTCGTCATCTGAATCTACTATTGTATCAGGATCTACTTGAGTTGGCAAGCCAATTTTGAATTGTTTTTCTACAAACTCTTTGAAGTCAGTGAATTCTAGGATAGGAGTCCAGAATTCTTCATCCAATGTTTGAGCGAGTCGAACCTTTGGATCAACCAACTCACCAGTAGAAGTATCAACCCTACAGTACCAACCGTTACTAGGCTTAGCAACATAACCGCCAGCGAGAGCAACATCCAGAAGACCGCTGAAACGTTGGACACCACCATCCCAAGAAACTGAGATAGGGATCTTAGACTTTTCTTTAACATAACGACTTTTCTCCACATTGATTACAAAGTGGTATCCTTTAATCTCTGTACCTACTTTGTCTTGTTGTCTGCCAAGAATCCAGATGTTATCTGCAGAGTAGTAGATACCAGTACCACCACCTACGATGTCTTTGGGGAAAAGACCGATTTCTTTGTAGGTGTGGTTAACTGCGAGTAAGGGAATACTCTTCATTGCAAGATAGGGAGTTGCCATACGGAACAGTCCCTTCAGTGCTTTCGCACGAGACATATCTGCGACAGACTTTTCGTTCAGTGCATCCTCAAGTTCTTTCTTGGATGCAAGGTTACCAATCGAATCAATCACGATAATGACATCATCATCACGATCCATTGCTTCGAGTTGAGCAGTCAGATCGAACTTCAGTTCCTCTACATTTGTGATAGGAGTATGAAGCACCCGACTAGTATCAATTCCAAACTGTTCGAAATATGATTGGGGGGAACCGAACTCACTATCATAGAATAGTAATACCGCATCTTTCTTTGCCTCCAGATACGCACCCGCCATCAATAGGGCGAACGATGTTTTAAAGTGTTTAGATGGCCCTGCTAGGACTGTAAGTCCCGGCGTAACACCACCATCAAAGGATCCCGATAACGCAACGTTCACCATAGGAACATTGGTGGGAACCATATCTTTTTCAGTGAAGAACTTACTCTCCGACAGTACTTCCGTTGCCTTGAGTTTTGAGTTCTTCTTCAGTTTGTCCATTATTGACATCATCATCTCCAAATGTAATGTTGTTTACTTTTTCACGTTCATCTAGATCATATTGTACACGATAAGCACTATTAATGTCAAGCACTTTCTGCAACAAATCGAAATTATTTTCCTTACCACGAGTTTCGGAAAACTTTAAAAACGCCATTGTGTCCTTTGGTAGACACGCACCACCGAACCCACGTTTCTTATCGGGGCCGGGCACTCGTGTATGTTTTACTCCAATACGATCATCTGCACCCATTGCACGAGTAATCATATTGTAACTGCAGTCAAATGAATCCACCACATCCTTCAGTTGATTGAAGAAGGTCAGTTTGGTTGCAAGATATGCATTGGTTGCATACTTGACAAATGACGCTTCACAACCGGACATGCGGTAATACTTATCTGATTTACAGTTAGAAAAAATATCATAGATCTGTGAAATTTCATCACATGCTTTCTGTGTACCACCAAACACATGATGTTCCGCATTTACAAAATCCTCACATGCGGATTTCTCTGTCAGGAACTCAGGGTTATAACAGAACCGATCATAGTCTTGTGGTTCGATAGAGTTGTACAGTCGGTCTACAATGTCTGGTGTGATTGTTGATTTCACAACAACAAATGCGTTAGTGTGGTAGATCAACTTCAGTACTGCATCTTCTACAATAGACGCATCTACGAATCCGCTGTCAGGGTTCTGAGGTGTCGGTGCACATACAAATACAAGCTGAGGTTTCCAATCGATGAGATCGTCTACACTTGTATTGTAAATAGGATCTACCAAGAAGTGTTCAATCATAGGATGATAGAATGCATACTCTACTGCTTTACCTACGAAACCATGACCCACGATACCCATTTTCAACGGGTTGTTGGGGTTGATAGGTTCTGGTGTTCCTTCGGTAGGTTTCTCAGGAACGAACTCATCAAAATTATCTGCCATTATGATACTCCACATACCAATCGTAAAAATTCTTAATACCCACACTCACGTCAGTGTGAGGGTGATAACCCAGTGCTTCTAGTTTAGAAGTGTTTGAATATGTTTCTAGTGTGTCTGCAGGATGTTTAGGTTGCATGTCATATATTGCAGACTTACCAACATTCTTCTCAATCTCTTTAATGAAGTCCATCAACTGAACCGGACTACCTCTACCGATATTGTAGATCTCTCCAGAAGGTGCGTCCTCAAACAATACACACAGAATACCATCTATGATGTCATCAACGTAGGTAAAGTCACGTTTCATGTCTCCGTAGTTGAACACAGTAATCGGTTCACCTGCAATAATGTTCTTGGTGAAACTAAACAGTGCCATGTCAGGTCTTCCCCAAGGGCCATATACAGTAAAGAAACGTAGACCCACATTATTCAAACCGGATGCTTGGAACTGACATTCATTAGTCCACTTAGACCAACCGTATGGGTTCAACTGCTTACCTGTTTCTTTACCCTCAGTCCACGGTAACTCAGATCCCGCAAAGACACAAGAGGTTGATGCATACACGATGCGTACATTAGGTAAATGCTTCTTACATAGATCAATCAGGTTTTGAGTTCCGTCGATATTGTTCTCATGGTATTGTTTCTCTTTACCAAACGAGTCACGTACACCCGCATGTGCGGCAAGGTGAATGATATCTGTGGGTTGATGTTTAACCAGAAACTCTTCTAGGTGATACGAGTTACGAATATCAACATATCTGACATCGATGTCAAAGTGATTGACCCTATCCTTTTTTAGTGTGGGTGAATACAGGTGATCATTAAAGTTGTCTAACCCAATCACCTTCTCTCCTGCATTGTACAGTGTGTTCATCAACTGAGATCCGATAAATCCCGCTGCCCCTGTAATTAAAAACTTTCTATCCATTTCTGTATATGTACTCCAGTGCTCTGTCTGCCTCTACGATCAGTGGACGATTCTCATACCAGTTACCTGTCTCACGATCAAACTCCTTACACATATCTGCAATTTGATTTGCGGTGATAGGGTAACCCTTCTCGAATGCACGTCCGGCAATCGCAATCATTATTTGATACATCTTGTGATACCAACCTGTACCAGTAATCGACTGATACTCTGCACCCAGTTTACGTGGCCAGAACGGACAGTCTCTATAGGATATCCAATTGATGTCGGTGTTATTTAGTTGATTCTTACGATACTCAATTATCTCTTTCTGCATCTCTGGTGGTAGTCGATCTAGGAATGAGTTGCCTGTCTTCTCTACATACGGATACTTAGCAATTAACTCAGAGACGTTTAGTGCGTCACCTGAGTTAGTAAAAAAGAAACTGAATGCGTCAGGATATATTGCAGGTACATAATACATACGTGCAAGATCCTTAGTTTGCGGATCTCCTATCTCACCCAGTTCTGTGTTCAGTGCATACCAGAATGGTTTGATGCGTTCGTTCTCAATGTGTTCGTTCAGTCTAAAGACAATGCGGAACTTCGGCATATCCTCACGGGAACTCGCAGTGTTGTATACCACATAGTCCAAGTGACCAAACTTCTCCTGCAATGATTCTTCTAGAGATAGTACATCATGAGGAAAAACATGATCGTCCACATCAACAGCACACCAACCAGCCCAACATACAGTAGATTTATTACTACGTGTGCTATCGGTTTGAAAAATAGCAGGAGTAATAAGAGGACTAGAATTATTTCCACCCTTCTCTCCTTGTTGTTCAGACAACCCACGCAACAACCCAACGAGTTCATCCCAGTCTGAGAGTGACACTCGCCGGTGCGTTTTGTTGTCAAATTGATTTTTGAATATCGTTAATTCGTATCGCATGTATTCATTATAACAGATCACATAGTACTTTGTCAAGCTGATCAGGATTTGATATCAGGGCACGTGCAAACAACTGGACTAGAGTGTTATTGATTCTGTACTTGATCCACCCATCTGTCGCACTCTTAAAGTACTGGTTAGCGTTCTTGGTGTGAGTCCAGAGTCCACGTTGCAATGCATTAGCAGTTCTACCTCCGTATCTGACCTCCATGATATAGTCACCGTACCTATCATAGAATCTATAGACCGGATGCTTTCTTCCAGACCCAGACTCAAGTAGTCGTATGTATCTGGTATTCAACTCTGCCTTTCTTGCATTGAAAACAAGAATGTTGCACTCCAGTTTATTCTCCTTGTAGATCAAGGGTAGGACATTCATCTTACCGAAGTGACTGAACGCTTCGTGATCAAAGACATCCTGAATTTCTTCTGGATCAGTAATCTCTGATCCGTAGGATTCTAGTAATGGAAACATGAGACATTCTTTGTCAGTAGACAATTGCAGTGGCCCGTCTCCGTATGCCTTCAGACTGATAGGGAACTCATCGTAGTTATCAGTATTCGTTACTATCACGTCCTCTTCGTGTCCCTTAGAACGGAACAACTCTTTACCCACATGGACACAGTTGTATCCTTTCATGTGTTCGTTGATGAACTCAGTGATCGCAACTTCTGCAAGGTCACCATGGGTCTTGTTACCAATGACCCGCATGGTAAAGATATTACTCAGGGTATCGGTTAGTTCTTTTTTCTTATATTTGGATAAGGATAACAGGTCTTCATTAAATTTAGTAAATGCACTCATATAGTCTCATCTCCCCAACTCCACCGCCTTTGAAGTCTGTGCGGTATGGGTAGTTTTTTATAAATCTCAAACGTTCTTCATCTTCAAAAATTCTGACCACCATATCAACTTGTGGTAACTCCGTATTGTCATACAAGACATACTTCGCACCTAGTCGAAACGCAACGATAGTATCATCGATCACATTTTGTTTATCATGATTACCATCGACAAACACTAGGTCAAACTCTTCACCTCTCACCCTATCTAAAATTTTAGGTGACGGTACAAGATGCACTGTCACGTTAGGGTACTTCTCCATCACTACCTCACCATACTCACGTCCTCGTGGATGGTCAGGACAACAGGATATAATTTTGCAGTCCGGATGGAAATGCTCTGCCATGTAACTGGTAGAGTGTCCTGCATAAAATCCAATCTCTAATACACTCATGGGGTTTACCACTTCACGTATATGATTTAGTGCACCGAAGATGTGTTTGTTTGCGGGTAGATAACCCCACCCATCTTCTTTCCACATCAAGTGTTCAAACTGCATACAAAAAATCCTCTAGAGAAGATTGTTTCTCCCCTGTCACATATTCTATAAACCCACTCTCTGACAACCCCCCAACAAATAGGGAGTCCCAATTAGTTGTACCGTCCTTATTTAGACGATACCAATGATGTATATTCCGATCTTCTCTATACATTTTCATAGAGTGGTTATCAGTATTCCAAGCATTCTTTACCGACCAGTAAACACCGTCTACAATGTAGTCAACTCCCTCCGGTCTGTTTTTATCACGACCAACAAAAATGACGGTATCGGGTAGATTAAGATTTATATAATCCTCCAAGAACCTACCCACATTCTGTTGCAAAGACCTAATCCTTTTGTAGACTTCGATCTCATCCTTAGTGAAGGACATCTTTATTAGGTTATCCAAAGAAATCCTCCAGTG